GCTTGCATCAAATACTATTTGCCATTCAGTGCCAGTCCACTCTATAATATCATTTTTATCAGCTAAGAAATCAGTGCCGTTACCATTTTTCCAAGCATCTGGACCATCTGTATTACTTGCATCTCCTATGCTATCTAACAATAATATCCTTGCACCAATACCTTTCATATTAGTAGGTGGTGTTTTTGTAGGATCTACAATGTAATCAATTGACGTCCATTGTGCATTTTGTCTTGCAGGACCTTCGATAATTGAATTACTAGGAAATGTATCTATATCCCAATTTATAACCATTTCTGTTTCATCGTTTGGATTAATACTTATTGTACCTGTAACTTCTTGTGATTCATCTAATTTTCTAATATAAACTCTACTAATATCATCTTGGTATTGTCCAGGATATGATTCTAGAATTTGACGCCAATTTGATTCGCCAACTCTTCCATTTTTAACAAGTTGAATTATATTACCAGTTACATACAATCCAAATCCTTGATAAGTGGATGCAATAACTTCTGCATCTGTACCTAATGTACCTATTTCAGCAGGATTACCTGTTGCACCTGGCACTATAGAATCATCGTATCTGTTTAATTCTGGCATACTTAAACTTAAATCAATCGTTCCTGTTTTTTCATCAAATATACTTGTAATTATATTTGTGATAACACCTAAGCGTTTTACTTTTACTGGAGGTGAAATGTAAATTGGTGTACTGAAATCTAATTTTCCTACATCTATCTCACTGTCAACCCCTACAGGTATACTCCTTGTACTAAAAGTTATACCTTCCATGTTAACTACACTTAAACTTGTCCAGTCAATATAGTTATCTGTGGTTTGTATTTCTAAACTAGGATTAAACAGCATAAGTATCTGTTCCATTATTTGTAATTTTTGATCCGTGTTTGTTGCCCATATGTCTACACTCATACGTAATGTGTATGGACTTGGTTGAAGTCTTTCTACTGTATAATTTTTACCTTGATAATTAAGATATTCATTATTGTTCTCGTCATATGCACGTTCTCTTATATTAACTTTATTGATATAACTTGAATCAGCAGTTCTAGTTCTGTCCATTTCTAAACCTGTAATATAAACAGCTATTCTAGGAGCAGTGGGTATTTTGTTTTCACTATTATCTCTAATAATGTTTGCAACTTGTCTTGTAAGATCTCCGTACATAACCGGTACTTGTTTTAGTGTACCACTACCATCTTTAACAGAGAAATTACTAAACAATCTCACCATTTGTGTTACATAACGTCTTATTTGTGCATCGTAAAAATGTTGCATTAATTATCTGCCTTAGGTCTAAGTGCTTTTGATAAGCTCTGTCTTTCTTGGACTTGTTCACCACCAATTGTACTTGTTTTTGTATTGTTAACAAAGGTACCTTTTTGTGTATCTTTTGTATCTGTGTTTGTTAAATCTGTCCTTACACCGTCTTGTAATTTCATCCATCTATTATTTGTATATTTAAACAATCTTTTTGGCATAAAATCTGTCCTTAAGAAGTAATCACCTTCTAATGGCTGATTAGGAAATTGAATTCCCATGCCGTAAGGTGCTCCGTTTGGCGCATCTTCAACGCCTAACAAGTATCCTTTATATCCATGTCTATCAGGTCTATCAGCTATTTCGTCTGTAGTTGTGTTTATTCCACTAGCGTCTATATCAGTTTCATCAGCAGTTTGTAAAGCAACAGAACCATCATCATTCGTACTAAGTGTGTAAAAGTTTGTAATGTCATATCCAGATTTACTTGCATCAGCTTCAGCTTGTTCTATTACTGCATTGTTAATTTGCATTTCTTTTTCATAAGTTGAAAGCAGATCTCTAAGTGTATTATCCGAACCTTCTTCTGCAGGTAAATCAAGTATTTCTTTGAATTCTTGTGAATCAACAATTTGTTTTAATTTCATTCTATACAAATGTGGATACCAAGTTGGTGAAAATCCTTCAGCCGCTCTGTTAACATCTTCAACAACATAAAATCTTTTAAGAGCAAACGAATAGTCATTTAGTGCATATTCGTCTTTTAAATGAGGTAGTTCTATTACATCACCGCTCATAATTTTTCTACCAAGAGTCTTTACACTACTGTTAATATGAACAGTCATAAACAGTGTATCATTTTGCAAAAATAATCCAAATTGACTAAGGTCAAAATCTATGTCATTTACATTGTATATTGCTCTCATTGTATAGATGTCTGGATCGTATTTTCTATCTCTATTTTCTAAAAACAACATATCTTGTATATTAGTTTCTTTTACTGCATTATATCTAGGCTGATCAGCAGTAGCATTAGCTTCATCAGGATTTGAAGGTCCTAAATACTTATGGACATGTATATCTGTACCGCCTACGGTAAACATTTCAAGGATTTGCTTGTCTAAAAAGTTGTAATCCTTGCCTTTTTCTGGTTTATATAAAGATAGTCTTGGCATATACATATTTATCGTAACGATAAATACTAGTGGAGAAAGTTCTTATGGCTACACTAGCAACAAAAAAACAAGAAGTATATGATTATGTTTACACCCTTTTAGGCGGTGGTATGGTTGATGTGGAGTTAGATCCTGCACATTACGAAACAGCATTAGACAAAGCACTATCAAGATTTAGACAAAGATCTGACAACTCAGTTGAAGAGTCTTATCTTTTTATGCCAACTGTAGAAGACCAGAATACATATGTTCTTCCACAAAACGTAATTGAAGTTAGAAGATTATTTAGACGTTCAATTGGTTCACGCACAGGTGGAGGCGACGGTGGTACTTTATTCGAACCATTTAATATGGCATACACAAATACATATTTGCTTAGTTCATCTAACATGGGCGGACTTGCTACATACGATTTGTTTAGTCAATATCAAGAATTAGTAGGTAGAATGTTTGGTTCTTTTATAGAATTCAAATGGAATACAACAACTAAAGAACTGACACTTTTACAAAGACCTAGAACAGAAGAAACACTTTTACTTTTTGCATATAACTATCGTCCAGATGAACAATTATTGGAAGATTATCTTGCAAAACAATGGATAAAAGATTATACACTTGCTACGTGTAAATACATGCTTGGTGAAGCACGTAGTAAATTTGCTACTATTGCTGGACCACAAGGTGGATCAGCACTTAATGGTGATGCACTAAAAGCTGAAGCACAAGCTGAAATGGAAAAATTAGAAGCAGAAGTAAGCACAGCAATACCTGGTGGCATGGGATATGGATTCACAATAGGTTAAAAAACACTTGACAAACTAATTTTTTTATTGTATATTTTATACATGCAGTATGAAATTACACCCTTATTTTCCACACCTCTATTGAAAACACATCTAGGAGCACTTGATCCTATTACACTTGCTTGGATGAAAAAATTAGATTATCCTAGTTCAGCTGTAGCATCTTATTCCGGAGAAGAAGAATTACCTCTAACTGAGAGAGGATTTAATGTTTTAAATCAACCTAAACTACAAGGATTAAAAACACTTATTGAACAAGCAGTTCATTATTTTGCACACACAGTATTAGATGTTGTTGATGATGTAGACTTTACATTAACAACAAGTTGGATTAATAAAATGAATACAGGTAGTGATATTGTATTACACAATCATGCAAATGCAGTTATAAGTGGAGTGTATTATCCAGATGTAGGTCCAACTTCTAATCCACTAACTTTTAAAAAAAATAGACAACATTTAAATAGTTTTCCAGAACATGTACGTCCGGATACTAAAGGTAATTATAATCAATATACTATAGGTGCATGGACAGTACAGCCTATTACAGGTGATTGTTTAATATTTCCTAGTCACTTAGAACATGAAGTTGCACAAAGTTTAGATAAACAAGATAGATACAGTTTGGCATTTAATTATTTTCCAAAAGGATCGTTAGGACAAAATTCAGTAAGAGTAAACATATGACAGTAACATCTTTATTTCCGATACCATTATACTACTCAAATATAGGTGTAGTTAATGATATGACTAAACAATGGGTCTACAAACTAGATTATCCACATGAAGCGGCAGGCCACGATCATACAGGTAATAAAAAAATATTAGATGAAGTGCCTCTAAAAAACTTAAAAGAAAAAATTATTGATAGCTGTAATAAATTCATTACAGAAGAATTAAAAGTATCCGACGTTACTTTTGAATTACAAAACAGTTGGATTAACAGACATGATAAAGGTGAATATAATACTACTCATTGGCATAGTAATTCAATGTTAAGCGGTGTTTATTATATACAAAATGCGCCAGGCGCAGGCGATATAGTATTTCAAAAATCTCATTTATATTACAATTTATTTCATGATACTGTAAGAGTAAATTTTAAAGAGCCTAATGCATTTAACACAAATGAATTTTATATAACACCAAACGAAGGAGACATTGTGATTTTTCCAAGTCATTTAGAACATATGGTAACGCCAAACGAAACTGATATCCCTAGATACAGTTTGGCGTTTAATTTATTTGCTAGAGGTACCGTAGGCGGCGGAACATCGGAGTTAACTGTATGAGGCAAGTAATAGGTATTTGTGGATTGATCAGTAGTGGTAAAGGTACTGTTGCTGATATTTTAGTAAATGAACACAATTTTACAAAAATTAGTTTTGCTGACAAGCTCAAAGACGGTGTAGCAAGCGTATTTGGTTGGGACAGACAAATGCTAGAAGGCGACACAGAAGAAAGTAGACAATGGAGAGAAACTGTTGATAGTTTTTGGACTAAAGAAACTGGTAGAACTGTTACGCCAAGATTAATACTACAAGAATTTGGCACAGAATGTATGCGTAAAGGTTTTTATGACGGTATATGGGTAAGTGTAATCAAACAAGAAATAGTTAGAAATCCAGATACAAATTTTGTTATTCCGGATGTGCGTTTTCCTAATGAAGCAAATATGCTTAAAACCATATATGGAGAAGTTTGGCGTGTACGTAGAGGTCCTGATCCTGTATGGTTTAGAATGTACCAAGATATAGGGGTGGAACCGAAAGAAATACACGAATCAGAATGGCGCTGGGCTAATGTTGCATTCAATGAAGTTATTGAAAACCAAGGAACTATTGAACAACTTAAAAGTCAGGTAAAAGGTCGCCTTGTTTCCAACGGATCCCTTGTTTCTGCATAAGTCTTTGACAGTTAGCACATATTGTTTTTAGATTCATAGGCAAGCAATTATTTAGATCACCATCTATGTGAAACACATTAAACTGCTCTTTGTGCTTACTTTTAAAATTGCATTTTTCACATACATCCTTTTTTACATAGCCGGCCATTTTCCATTTAGGAATACCGTACCCTACGTGTCCATGCTTCAAACAAATTTCACACTTTTTTCTATAAAAGGTTCTGCCATTCTTTTTATAATTAATTGCCGCAGGTCTTTGTTTGCATATACATAATGGTCTCATAACGTATTTACCACACCTTTATAACCCCTTTTTCTGGGTGTATTTTAGGTAATCTTTATCGAATTCATATAAATACATTAGAACACTTTATTTGAAGGAGAAACTATCATGGCATTATCATCACCAGGTGTTGAGGTTAAGGTAATTGACGAAAGTTTTTACACGCCAGCCGAACCCGGCACCGTACCAATGATTTTTGTCGCAACAGCCCAAGATAAACAAAATGGGTCAGCTACAGGCACAGCGCCTGGAACTACAGCGGCAAATGCAGGTAAACCCTACCTGATTACATCACAAAGGGATTTAGTAGAAACATTCGGAGAGCCTTTATTCTATACAGATAGCAACAACAATCCAATACATGGAGGTGAGCTAAATGAGTATGGTCTACAAGCGGCTTATTCATTATTAGGCGTAAGCAATAGAGCATACGTTGTAAGAGCAGGAATTGACTTAGGTGGCATTACAGCTACAGCAGATGCACCGACAAGCGATCCAGCAGATGGAACATATTGGGTAGATACAGCATCTACAATTTATGGTTTATTTGAGTGGAACGGCGCGGCAGGTTCAACAGCAACTGGTCAAAGTTTTGTTTACAATGCACCTATTGTTATTACAGATGCAACAAAATTAGACGGCGGAGTACCAAAAACATCAGTAGGTGCTATTGGTGACTACGCAATCACAGCAACAACTACACTACAAAAAATGTATTACAAAAATTTAAGTGGTGCATGGGTAGAGGTTGGAAGTTCAGCATGGAAAGCAAGCTGGCCAACAGTGTCAGGTTCAACTGCACCATCAACAACTTCAGGCTTTGATATGACAATTAACGGCTCAACAGTTACAACAGCCGGTACAGATGCAACAGCGGCGGCGGCGGCAATTAATAGTGCGGCCATTGCAGGAGTTACAGCAGACGTAGATACAGCAAACGATATTTTGAGAATATACTCAACAGGCGCAAACCTAGTGCTTGCAGAAGGAACAGGTCTTATGGGAGACATGGGCTTAACAGCAGGAACTTACTACGCACCTGAGTTGAATATTGCCCCTCATACAAGTGTTCCTGAGTTTGGTGAAAACGATGCTACTCCACGTCCAACTGGATCTGTTTGGGTAAAAACAACAACACCTAACAAAGGTGCTAATTGGGCAATTAAAGTTTGGAATGATGCAACTAAATTATGGGATACAAAAAGTGTTTCGATTTTTGCAGACAACCAAACTGCTATCTACAACTTAGATAAGTCCGGTGGTGGATTGAATCTTAACTCAGACGCATTATTTGTAAAATTTAATGATGCAGAAGAATCAACACTAGTAGCAAACTTTAAAGTATACAAAAGAAATGCTACAGGAGCAACTACAATTACTGGTAGCGCAGTTACTACACAAGTTTCAGCTGGTGGAGTAACATTTAGCATCCAAGAATCAATTGTAGGTAGTGCAAGTTTAAACAGTGCAGTGGCTATTAGTGCTACAGCAACTGGTGCGGCAACTGATGCAGATGTAATTGCAGGTGCTATTAACAGTGCTGGCTTTACAAATGTTTCTGCAAGCGTTGACACTGCAAACAGAATTGTAATTTCACACAGCAAAGGTGGCGAATTTAGAATTGCTGACACAAGTGGACATTTAGCAGAGGCTGGATTTAGCACAAGTGATACAACAAATCTTTACGCGGCGCCAGCAGGTGATACAACTAACGATTTTGTAGCAACAAACTGGAAAGTACTTACTGCGACTAACAGTGCAAATGCACCAACTGCACTTGCAACTGACGGCACATTATGGTATAATTCAGTAGTTGATGAAGTTGATATCATGGTACACAATGGAACAACTTGGGTAGGTTATTTAGATTCTACAAGTCCGTTCTATAGTGCAAGTGCTAACGATCAAACTGATCCAGCAGGACCGATTGTAAGTGCAACAGAACCAACTTTACAATCAGATGGTACAGCTCTTAAAAATGGAGATTTATGGATAAGCACAGCAAGCATTGACAAATATCCAGAAATTTACAAATGGAGCGGTGCTAAATCACAGTGGATCCAGTTAGATACAGGTGATCAAACTACTCAAGATGGTATCTTATTTGCAGATGCACGTTGGAGCACAGCAGGTGCAAACAGCGCAGAAGCAACTATTGCTGACTTGTTAGTTAATAACTACTTAGACTTTGATGCTCCAGATCCTGCATTATATCCAAAAGGTATGTTACTATGGAACTTACGTAGAAGCGGATTTAACGTAAAGAAATTTGTACGTAATTACATTGATGTAACAGCAGACAATGGACGTTTTGAAGTTAACAACGCAGACGAGCCTATGACAAATTACTATCCACACAGATGGGTAACTGAATCAGCAAATAATTCAAACGGTTCAGGACGTTTTGGTCAATCTGCACAAAGAGCTGTAGTTGTTCAAAGTTTACAAGCAACTGTAAACAGTAATGATGAAATACGTGATGACGAATCGCGCATATTTAACATTATGGCAACTCCAGGTTATCCAGAACTAATTGGTGAAATGATTTCACTAAATTACGATAGAGGTTTAACAGCATTTATCGTAGGTGATTCACCAAGTTCACTACTACCAAATGCAACGTCATTAAACGAATGGGGAACAAATGTTAACCTTGCAGTTGAAGATAATGCAGATGGATTAGTAAGTAGAGATGAATATCTAGGCGTTTACTATCCATGGGGTTTCACAAGTGATAACTTTGGTAACAACGTTGTTGTTCCACCGTCACACATGATGCTACGTACTATCGCACTTAGCGACCAAGTATCGTTTCCATGGTTTGCACCAGCAGGTACAAGACGTGGTGGTATTACAAACGCAACAGCAACAGGTTACATTGATAACGAAGGCGAATTTGTATCAGTAGCGTTGAACGAAGGACAACGTGATACACTATTTGGAATTAGTGTTAACCCAATTACATTCATTACAGGAGCAGGACTTGTTGCATTTGGTCAAAAGACTAGAGCAAGAAATGCAAGTGCATTGGATAGAATTAATGTTGCTAGATTGGTTATCTACTTACGTAGTCAGCTTAACAAACTTGCTAAGCCTTATATCTTTGAGCCAAATGATAAAATCACACGTGATGAAATTAAACAAGCGGCTGAAAGTTTAATGCTTGAACTAGTAGGTTCGAGAGCACTATACGATTACATTGTAGTATGTGACGAAACAAACAACACACCAGCTAGAATTGATAGAAATGAACTATACTTAGACATTGCTATTGAGCCAGTGAAAGCAGTGGAATTTATTTACATTCCATTGAGATTGAAAAACACAGGAGAAATAGCAGGTTTATAATTTAAAAATGAGCCCTTGAAATACAGGGCTCATTAAATGATAAATACTTGTAAGGAGTAAAACATTATGGCAATATCAACACTCTCAAAGATTACAGTACCACTAGCAAGCGATAATAGTGCAAGCACTCAAGGCTTATTAATGCCTAAATTGCAGTATCGCTTTAGAGTGACACTTGAGAATTTCGGTGTATCAACACCAACAACAGAACTAACAAAACAGGTAATTGATGTAACACGCCCAAGTGTAACATTCGAAGAAATGGAAATACCTGTTTACAACAGTAGAGCATACCTAGCTGGTAGACACAGCTTTGAGCCTATTACACTAAACTTACGTGAAGATGTAAACAACAGTGTACAAAGACTAGTTGGCGAACAGTTACAGAAACAGTTCGACTTCTTTGAACAGTCTGGTGCGGCATCAGGTATTGACTACAAATTTTTAACAAGAATTGAAATACTAGATGGCGGTAACGGAGCAAATACTCCAAACACACTAGAAACATTTGAACTATATGGTTGTTTTGTACAAAATGCTAATTACAACTCATTAGCTTACAGTGCAAACGAACCAGTAACAGTAACACTAAGCATACGCTTTGACAATGCTATACAGACACCACAAGGTGAAGGAATTGGTACAGCAGTTGGTAGAACTATTAATAGCTTAGTAACTGGTGGCGGCGGTATTGGTTAATACCTAAGTCAATTGCCATAATTACAAAAAGGGGTCTTTTTAAGGCCCCTTTTTTATTTTATACGTACTTTTCTTTCATGGATAAATATTAGTATGGCAAACTTTTTAAATGGATTTTTAGATAATTTATTCAAGGGTGCTCTTAATCCAGGAGGCACTTTTAAAGATTATCAACACGCGGCAAGGTTGTTTTCTGATAACGGTTTTCGTCTTGCACCTAAAGCAAAATTTCTCTATCATGTTGTTTTTGAATTAACTGAAGAAGCAAGAAATACTGTTCCTCAATTAGATCAAAGGCATAAACAAGAAATAAACATGCTTGTAAAACAAGCAGATCTTCCCAAATTTAGTGTACAAACACAAACAAAAAATATGTACAATAGGAAGAAAAATTTACAAACTAGTTTAGAATATGATCCTATTAATATAACATTCCACGATGATAACTTAGGTCTTACTACACTTCTATTAGAATCTTATTATAGATATTATTTTAGAGATGGAAATTATAATACAGAAGGAGTGAGTCCTCCTTATTCTCCGAGAAATACATACGGAAAACCAGAAGAACAAAATTACAGATATGGTTTAGATAACAATCATAAAAGTCCATTTTTTGATAAAATTACAATATATCAATTATCACGAAAAGAATATACTGCATATACTCTTGTAAATCCACTTGTTACAGGATTAACTCATGACAGTGTAGATGCGTATGAAAGCGCAGGCTTAATGCAAAACCAAATGACGGTTGCTTACGAAGCTGTATTCTATAGCAGAGGACCAGTAGGTGAAGATAGTCCAAAAGGATTTGCTACTGTACATTATGATAAAACTCCTAGTCCATTAAGCATACAAGGCGGCGGAACATCTAGCTTATTAGGTCAAGGAGGTGTCTTTGGTGGCTTGACAACAGTATTAAATGATATTGCAGGCGGGCAATTTAATCTAGGCACAGCATTAACAGCATTTAATACCTACAAAAATGCAAAAAGTTTATCTAAAGAAGGTTTGCGAGAAGAAGGATTTAATATATTGAAAGGTGCTCTTGGAGATATTAGAAAAGAAGGCATAGGTGGCATACCTGGTGTAAATGTTCCTAAGCAAAATGGTGCAGGCGGATACAATGATCCTGTGCTAACTAATGGTGGCATTGTTGATACACGCTCTAGTTTGTATAGTAGCAAAATAAATGAAAGTTATTCAAACAACGGATTAACATATAGTCCAGGTGATCTTGCTATACCAAGTATAAAATCTGAACCGTTAGTACCCGGCACAGGACAAACATTAGACGAAATTTTAGCAAGTCCACCAACAGTAAGTAGCAGTTCGGTCACAAGAAGTAGCAGTAGTAGCTCACAAACAGTAACTACAACAGGTGGAGGAGTTACTACACGTACTGGAGTACAACGAACACCTTTGAGAGAACAAATAGCAAATAGAAAAGCGGCAAGAGCAGAACGCCGTGCATTAAGAAACCAAGTAGGGGACTTTTAATGAGTGATTATAAATTAGAACCTGTAGATAGTGGCTCTGTTGTAAAAGAATTTTTTAACAAATATTTTTCTGAACCAATTACATACAACGCAAACACAGTAGACAGTGTAGTAGGATTTTTTAAAAGACGTGGGTTCGATGATACAAGTGCAACAGGAGTTGCGACAGTGTTGTTAGAACAAGCAAAAATAGATGGTGTAAATGTTTATACATTGTTAGACACATTAAAAGGTGTAGATGACATTCAAATTAGTGCTATTGTTGCACAAGTTTTAAATTACAATAGACAAAAAGTAAGTTCTTTAGGTTTTACATCAGATAAAATTGCAAGAGAAGAATCAAGAAATATAGTGGTATGATATGCCTAGATTTGCTCAAGGAAAATTTGGTCTAAAAAACCCAGCAAAGTATATTGGAGGCAGAACACCGACTTACAGATCAAGTTGGGAATTTGCTTTTATGAAATTCCTAGATGAACATCCTAGTGTAGCAAAGTGGGCAAGCGAAGCTATAAAAATTCCATATAGGAATCCACTAACAGGTAAACACACAATTTATGTACCAGATTTTTTTATAGTATATGCAGATAAAAGAAGTAAACAGCATGTAGAATTAATAGAAGTAAAACCTGCAAATCAAGCTATAAGAGAAAAGGTAGGACGTAGTAAGATTAATCAAGCACATTTTATTGTTAACCAAGCAAAATGGGAAGCCGCAAGGGCCTACTGTAAACAAAAAGGCATTTTCTTTAGGGTTATTAGTGAAAATGATATTTTCCATAACGGTAAACGATAAATAATAGTAGCATATAATACTGGAAAGACTATGACAAAAAAACTACAAGACCTACTTGATTTACCAGATTCTAAAGAAATAATTCAAAACGAATTAGAAGATGATATAAAATCTAAATCAGTTATAGAACAAAAAGATACATTGCGTGATATTTCTGAACTTGATAAGATTGAAGCGGCATTACCTACTGTAAAAGGATTAGGTGAAATGGCAGATGCTGAACTTAATGATGTTGCACAGAGAGCATTACAAAGTTATGAAGACTTAATGGATTTAGGAATGAATGTTGAAAGTCGTTATAGTGGCAGAGTGTTTGAGGTAGCAGGAGGTATGCTGAAAACGTCTCTTGATGCTAAGGTAGCAAAATTAGATAAAAAACTAAAAATGGTAGAGCTTCAACTTAAAAAAGAAAAACTAGATCAAGATAAACCTATTGAAGAAGCAGGTATTATTAGCGGAACAGGCGCTATTGTAGCTGATAGGAATAGCCTACTACAACGTTTAAAAGATCTAGATAAAGATAAATAGTATTAGAGGTATTAAACATGAAGACATTTACAGAAGTACTTACAGAATCAAAAAAAACCTATGAATTTAAAGTAGGTGTTGCAGGTGAACTAGGTGAAAATTTTACTGATGCACTAGAAACTTGTATGAAAAAATATCAAGTTGTATCTATGTCAAACGGCAAAAAGACACCAATACAAGAACGTCCATTAGATTTCCCCCAGCTAGAAAATATGGAAGTAACGTATTGGGACGTAGAAGTTGCATATCCAACAACACCGCAAGTGTTAGAAGAATACATTGAAAAATGTTGCCCATGTGACCCTAATCATGTAATTGTACGTACAGCAAATGCACCTCAAGAAGAATACCAAGTGCCTAAGTCAGGCGAGCCATACCAGTCAAAATTAGATACATTAGAAATGGAACAGGCAGAACCAGATGCACAGAAAAAAGTAGCTGGAGACAGAGTTATGGATCTATTAAAAGAATTAGAAACAGCTCGCAAAGAAAGAAATGTCGATCCTATGGAAGCCGCTCCTAAAGGCGAAAGTGCAGACATAGATGATAAAATAAACACAAAAGCAGTTGTAGGAGGCTAATATGAAAGACATACTACAAAAATTAGATGAACTAGATAAAGCAATTGATCAAAGAGATCCAGCTCCAGAAATAACAAGATTGGACGAACAAGCAAATATGAATATTTCTATGAGCGGAGAAACAGCTGATGAAGTAGCTAGTTTGTTACGTATCATGCAAGGCGGCGGTGCACCTGAAGCAAAGCCAGTTGGTCCTGACATGATGCCAATGAAAAAATTAATCAAAATTGCTAATCCAGATATGGATGATCCAGAAGCGCCAAGCGATGGAGATATGAATGATCTAAAACCTGGCATACAAAAAGAACCATGCAAAGTTTGCGGCAAAGTACACTTAGGCAATAGTGGTTGTGGTGGACATGAATCTACAGAAGAAGAATGGGATAATTCTCCAGACGAAGAATACAAAGATACACAATACATGACGAAAGATTTGTCAGGCGGAGCGAACAGAGAAAAAGGTCAATACAAAGCATCTGTTAGAGGCGACAATGCAATGGCAATGGAAGAATTACAAACCGAATTACGTGATCAACTAATGGCTAAAATGAACGAAGCCAAAGATGAAGAAAAATTTGATGAAATGGGTTGTGTAAAGGAAATGAAAAAACTTTATGCAAGCGGTTGCACTAAAGCAGAAAACTACAAAAAGTGCAAAGAAGGATACGGTTGTTCAAGAGGACAATTTGAAAAACTATACGCATCCAATTGCGGTTAACATAATTCAATAGGGCCTACGGGCCCTATTCTTTTGAGTAAATACAACATGTCGAAAAGTTTAGATGGCGTATTAACAAAGAAAGCCAACCAAAGAGAAACATTTACCGAAGAACAAATACAAGACTTAATGGCTTGTATGGATCCTCAAAACGGTTATTTGTATTTTGCAGAAAAGTTTGGTTATATACAGCATCCAGTAAAAGGCAAACTATTGTTTGAACCTTTCACTTATCAGTGCAGACTTTTAGAAAGTTATCATAATTATAGATTTAACATTAATATGTTACCTAGGCAAACAGGCAAAACTACATGTGCCGCCATTTATCTATTATGGTATGCAATGTTTCAACCAGATCAAACTGTACTGATTGCCGCACACAAATATACTGGTGCACAAGAAATTATGCAACGAATTAGATATGCATATGAATTATGTCCTGATCACATTAGAGCAGGTGTAATTAATTACAACAAAGGTACTATAGAGTTTGAAAATGGATCACGTATTGTAAGTCAAACAACAACTGGCAATACAGGCAGAGGTATGTCTATTTCATTACTATACTGCGACGAGTTTGCATTTGTACAACCTAATATAGCCCAAGACTTTTGGACTTCAATATCACCTACACTAGCTACAGGTGGTCGTGCTATTATTACAAGCACACCTAACTCAGACGAAGATACATTTGCTACAATTTGGAAACAAGCAGAACAAAAATTTGACGAACACGGTAATGAAAATGAAGTTGGCATAAATGGCTTTCATAGTTTTACTTGTCATTGGAGTGAACATCCTGATCGAGATGATAAATGGAAAGAAGAAGAACTAGGAAGAATTGGTGAAGAAAGATTTAGACGTGAATACGAATGCGAATTCCTTGTATTTGACGAAACACTAATTAATGCTATAAAACTTGCTACACTAGAAGGAACATCTCCTATAATTAATATGGGACAAACAAGATGGTATAAAAAACCTACTAGTGAGTTTACATATGCTGTTGCCCTTGATCCTAGTATGGGTACAGGAGGAGATTATTCAGCTATACAAGTTTATGAATTACCTAGTTATGAACAAGTAGCAGAATGGCAACACAATACTACAGCTATACCAGGACAAATTAGAGTGCTTGCTGATATATGTAAGTATATAGAAAGCGAAACAAAGGCACCACAATCAATTTACTGGAGTGTAGAAAACAATGGCTTAGGTGAAGCCGCACTTATTGTAATAAATGATTACGGTGAAGAAAATATACCAGGGCTTTTTGTAAGCGAACCTATTAGAAAAGGTCATGTTAGAAAATTCCGTAAAGGATTTAATACTACCCATAGTACAAAGGTTACAGCTTGTAGTAGGCTTAAAACTATGGTTGAAAACGATAAATTAATGATTAAATCGAAACCACTTGTATCTGAACTTAAAAATTTTGTAGCTACAGGATCTAGCTATCAAGCTAAATTAGGGCATAGCGATGATTTAATAAGTGCTACTCTACTAGCATTAAGAATGATGGATGTAATGAAAGATTGGGATCCTAGGGTATATAACACCTTCAATCAAACCGAAGAAATAGAAGATTACGAACCGCCAATGCCTATCTTCATAAGTACAAACTATTGATAAATACTAACATGAAAGACTTGAATAAAATAGCATCTGAACTTTTTGCAAAATTACGTGGTAAATTTAAAGAAATTACTATAGGTAATGAAGCAGGAGATATAACAAATCTACCTGAAGAAGGCAGATTTTATGAATTTACATTTAACGGTAAAAAAGTTAGTGTTAGTTTAGATGAAGAAAACGTTGCTGTCATGTATAGTGAAAAACTATTCGACGACGACGAAGGTGCTACAAAAAAGTCTTGGTATGATTTTTTGAAAGAACTACGGGAGTTTGCACGTAAAAGACTTTTAAATTTTGATACCCGAAATATACAAAAAACAAATTTAGATAGAAGAGACTATAAATTTTTAGCAAAGAACAATACTTCCGGAGAAGATACCATGACAGAATCAAAACTTTACGGAACGTCAAAAGTAAGTTATCAAGACGTTGACAACGCAAAGATTGTTATTAAACATACAGAGAGCGTTGGTGAAAATAGAAATATCAAAATAGGTAGCATTTATATTGAAAGCTCAAATGGAGAACGTTTTAAGTATCCATTTAGACATATCAATGGTGCTAGAGCAATGGCAAGGCATGTAAGTGAAGGCGGCAATCCTTATGACGACTTTGGTAAACACATTGTTGGACTTTCGGAAGAGTTAAACAAATTACGTAAATTTAAAACATATATGTCAAGAAGCGGTGTCATGGCCGAAGGTCTTGCACAATACATGGATATTGTAAATGAGCGTTTAGATTCTGTTAAAGATACAATTTTTAAATTACAAAGAACATCTGCATACAAAGAAGCATTTGAAAGTTTTGAATCTAAAGTATTAGAAGAAGTTCCAGCAGATGTTGCAGGTGATTGGATAGACCAACTTACTATTAGACAATTTAATGAAGAACTGAAAGACGTATTTCCTTATATCTATAGATTAGTAAGCGAAGCCACAGCAGTGAAAGAATTAGGTCCAGATGAATTAGTTGCAGAAGCAAGCGATGAAGAAGTAGACGGAGAGATTACCAAAGACTCAGTCAAGAAGAGTGCATTAGAATTACTAGTAGATATTGCAAAAACTTCTAAACAATACAAAGGTGAAGTCACAGACGACCAAGTTCATTATTTAGGCAGTCTTGTACACGATTTTGATATGGCTGGTATTGAAACAGAAAAGTATAGTGAAATAGAAAAATTATTCAGAACAGCGTCAAAAACTAATAAAGCAGACATGTCAATGATTCAACCAGCATATGCCCAAGCAAAGACATTAGACGAAGGCGGAATGAAAGATCAGCTTATCGACGCAATGGAAAAGATTGCAAGTGATACTAGCGGACAGTTGCTATACAAAGCATTAAGTAAAGGCTCAATGGGTCCAGACGTACAAAACTATCTACAAGATATGTACGATGAAGTGGCGAGAGATAATGGATGGCATCCAGATGATGACCATGACGAAATCGAACAACGCATGTGGGATGAAATTAATGACGAATATGGAATGGGCGAAGGTATTCCTACTACAGACGACATTGAAGCGGCATTTGATAAATCAATGGGACAATTTAGTGATAAAGAAATTCCAGTAACAATAGGCAAAGATGGTAGCATGGCTAAAATAAATCCAGACGATGAAGATGAAAAACCAGAGCCAACAGTTTCATTGCCTGAAAAGATTTTATCATTATTTGATAGAGAAAAGGGAATGTTTCCAAAAGGAGAAACAGCAATACTAACAATGGTTGAAAAGGATTATGGTGAGGAACATATTGAGCCAGCAAAAGATTTTATTGAAAGAATTAAGGCAAAATATGAAGAAGTAATGATTCCTATGGAACCAGTAGAAGATGAGGGCGATATGCAAATTGAGTTCAAAACGGACACAAAGGACAAAGAAGACTTAGACGCAAAGCAAAAAGAACTGGAGCGTATTAAAAGAGACAAAAATACACATAAAGATCCAGAACTTAAGACAGCATTAATGAAACGTCAAGCAGAGCTTAATAAAGACAAAGAAGCTATGGCGGCTATGGAAACTTTAAAGTCACTAGCAGGAATTTAATAAAAAAATCAATTTATTAGCAAAAAGAGGTTGACTTTTGCTAATTAATATCGTATAGTACATAATATGTGCTGTACAAAACAACTAGGCACAAAGCTAAAGGCAACAAATAGGAGGCATATAATATGGCATCATTAGCTGAAATCCGAGCAAAGCTCAAAGAACAAGAGAACCGCACAAGTGGTAACTCTTCCGGCGGCGGCGACAACGCAATTTACCCATTTTGGAATATGAAAGAAGGCGACACTGCAACGTTGCGTTTCTTACCTGATGGGAATAAAGATAACACTTTTTTCTGGGTAGAACGTTTGTTAATTAAACTTCCGTTCCAAGGTATTAAAGGTGAAACTGATTCACGTCCAGTACAAGTACAAGTTCCATGTATGGAAATGTATGGAGAATCATGTAATATTCTTAATGAAGTACGTGGTTGGTTTAAAGATCCAAGTCTTGAAGATATGGGTCGTAAATATTGGAAGAAACGTTCATATGTATTCCAAGGTTTTGTAACTGATAATCCTTTATCGGAAGATACAACTCCAGAAAATCCAATTAGACGTTTTATAATTGGTCCGCAAATTTTCCAAATCATCAAGCAAGCATTGATGGATCCAGACATGGAAGAATTGCCAACTGATTACACAGCTGGTGTAGACTTCCGTCTTAACAAAGCAAGCAAAGGCGGTTATGCTGACTATTCAACATCAACTTGGGCACGTAGAGATCGTCCATTAGGTGATTCAGAAATGAATGCTATTAATACGCATGGGTTGTTTAACCTAAGTGATTTCCTTCCTAAAAAACCAGGTGATGTAGAACTTAAAGTTATGCAAGAAATGTTTGAAGCATCAGTAGATGGTGAAGCATACGATATGGACAGATTTGGTCAATATTTCCGTCCAGCAGGTATGGCGGCACGTACAGGTGATCCAAAAGCACAAGCAACACAAGCAACACCTGTTGCAACAAAAACAGAAGCACCTAAGCAAGCTGAACCAGTTGTAGAAACAGCACCTGCAACTGCACCAGTAGCAGAAGCGGCTCCTGTTGCTGAAACTGCTCCAACAGCATCTGGTGGTGATGCACAAGACATTCTAGCAATGATCCGTGCAAGACAAAACCAGTAAACAAAATATGTGGGGGGAAACCCCCACACTAACTTTAAGGAGTAACTATGGCAAAAGCATTTGATCCTAGTAAATTTAGGACATCATTAACGAAATCTATTTCAGGTATGAGTGCAGGATTTAACGATCCAACTGATTGGATTTCAACAGGCAACTATGCACTCAACTATCTAGTATCAGGAGACTTCCATAAAGGTGTTCCACTAGGTAAAGTAACTGTATTTGCAGGCGAAAGTGGTGCAGGTAAAAGTTATATTTGTGCAGGTAACATTGTGAAAGCCGCACAAGAGCAAGGTATCTTTGTAGTTCTAATTGATAGTGAAAACGCTCTTGACGAAGCGTGGTTACATGCACTTGATGTAGATACAAGCGAAGATAAACTACTTAAACTTAACATGTCAATGATCGATGACGTTGCTAAAACTATTAGTGTGTTTATGGCAGACTACAAAGCAATGGACGAAGAAGAACGACCTAAGGTGTTGTTTGTTATTGATAGTTTAGGTATGTTACTAACACCTACAGATGTTGATCAGTTTAACAAGGGTGATATGAAAGGTGATATGGGCCGTAAGCCTAAGGCACTAACTGCACTTGTTCGTAACACAGTTAACATGATTGGTTCACATAACGTAGGACTTGTATGTACTAACCATACGTATGCATCGCAAGATATGTTTGACCCAGATGACAAGATCTCAGGCGGTCAAGGATTTATCTATGCATCTTCGATTGTTGTAGCAATGAAAAAACTAAAACTAAAAGAAGATGAAGATGGCAACAAGATCAGCGAAGTACGTGGTATTCGTGCTGGTTGTAAAGTAATGAAAACACGTTACGCAAAACCTTTCGAAGGCGTACAAGTAAAGATTCCTTATGAAACAGGAATGAATCCTTACAGCGGACTTGTTGAACTTTTTGAAAAACAAGGTATGATTGTTAAAGATGGAAATAGGTTAAAGTATATAGATTCATCTGGTACAGAACACAAAGAGTACAGAAAAAATTGGACGGGTGAATTACTCGATATGGTAATGAATGATTATAAAAATCTAGAGTCAGAGGTAAATACCGCAGACGACGATGTCATAGAAAACCATAACGAGGAGCCTGTATTAAATGACTGAAGAACAAATTCAAGAAATTTGGAATACCTTTAAAGAGTATCTTGACAAAAAACACATAGAAACTGCCGCAGAAAGATTTGTTGATCTTATGGCAGACTATGGTGTTGAGGACAAAACATTTTATGATTCTTTAGGTAATGACGAAGTATTAGATAATGCTATTAACTATTACTTAGATGAAGATGCAGAAGATGTTTATGATGATGAAGATGAGGATTACTGGAATTAGCAATGGGTTGGTATAGCGAAATATCTCGTGATATAAGTAAGATTCCTACAGCAATACAATTCTTTGAAAGCGAATTACACGATGCTAGATTAGAATGTAAATTGTCAGGCAACTTAGAAAAAGCGAGTGCGGCTATGCCAGGCATTGTTGAACACCGTTTCAATCAACTTCAGGAAATTGAAGCTATACTAAACTATTTGAATATTGAGCTACGTAGATTGCGTAGCTCATATTTTAAAAAATATCTTGAAAACTACCAACGTGCATTAAGCAGTCGTGATGTTGAAAAATATGTCGATGGCGAAGCAGATGTTGTTGACTACGAAAAAATTATTAATGAATTTGCACTTATTCGTAACAAATGGTTAGGTGTGTTAAAAGCACTTGATCAGAAACAATGGCAAATAACAAACATTGTTAAACTACGAGTAGCCGGAATGGAAGATGCATCAATTTAATTAAATTAAATATTGGTATGAAATATACCTTTGTTACAAGTCTAAATAAAGACTACTGGAATTCAACAAGTAAAATTAATTTAGAAAGCTGGTGCAACTGCTTACCAGACGATGTAAATATCGTTGTTTACAGTGAAGATTTAATACACACTGACAGAGTTAACAAACGTTTAGTTTACAAGCCTTTGTACGACTTATGTAAACCTTTAGTTGAGTTTAAATTAAAACATAAAGATAATCCTCATTACAATGGGCAAATAGGACGCAAGTTAGAAGGCAGTTCAAAAGCATTTAAATGGAATGGAATAAAGTTTGCTCATAAAACATTTTCTATTTTTACAGAAGCTAAGACACTTGATGAAGGATATTTGATATGGTTAGATGCTGACGTCCTAATGCATCAGTTTATTGATCATGAATATTTAAAAAGATTATTTCCAGAAGACAAAGCTATATCTTACCTAGGACGTCCTAATGAATACGATGAATGCGGATTAATGGGTTATAATTTAAATAACCCACTAGCAAAAGATTTTTTAAATAAGTTTGAAAATTTATACCTTACCGGTTTAGATCATTTGCGTGAAACACACGATAGTTGGGTCTTTTATCAATTGCGACTTAGCTATGATGATCAGAGTCAATTTTTAAATTTAAATCCCAATCCTGTGAATAATAAAAGTCCTTTTAACAATAGCGGTATAAAAGAAGTTATGGTACACACTAAAGGAAAAAACAAAGAACGTTTACAGCAAAAGTTTTTGAAACGCTTTATGTTAGAAGAAAGACGTAGACAAAATGCTTGAAGAACATCTTGGCGGACATGGAAATAAAACACATCTAGATGAAGGTGTTATTAACTGGTGTATAAAAACATTAGGTATAAAAAGCTATCTTGATATAGGTTGCGGTCCAGGCGGCATGGTTGAACTTGCTGAAGAGAAAAATTTAAAAGTATTAGGTGTAGATGGCGATCATACTCTTGAAAGAAAAAATGCTAACAATTTTTTAATTCATGATTTTACAAAAGGTCCTGCGCCTATAAAAGAAAAATATGATTTAGGTTGGAGTGTAGAATTTGTTGAACATGTGTACGAAGAATACCAACCAAATTATATGCCAGCATTTCAACAATGTAAGTATGTGATAATGACATACGCACCTCCAGGCTGGAAAGGTCATCATCATGTAAACTTGCAAGAAGAACAATATTGGATTGATAAATTTAAAGAATATGGATTCTTTCATATAAGAGCATATACAGATGTAATTAGACAAGTGAGCACAATGAACGCACACAAACGTAAGAAAGCGTTTGTTCGAAATAGAGGATTATTTTTTGAAAATAGTAGCTATTAAAGAACTAATGTGGAGTTATCATCCTTTGCCTAAGGATTGGATAACTGTACCATTTAGTGACAAAGGTACAATAGAGAATGCAGATGTACTCGTGCAAAGTAATCAGTCCGGATCAAAAAAAGAAAAGAAAATAGGACACATTTACAAATATGTAAAAGAATCTGGTAAGCCTTTTATTGTAACTGAAAGTGCAGTGTTTAGAAAAAATATGCCACAACCACCTAATCCAATGGCATATCACAGATACAGTTGGACAAGTTATTTTAGAGACGAAGGCGATTACTGTAATGAAAATAGTCCATCAGATAGATGGGAGCAGGTTAAAAAAGATCAAAATCTTACAGTTAAAGATTGGCGCACAAAAGGTGATTATGTCCTTGTTATGCTACAACGTCCTGGAGATAGTAGCTTAGTAAATTTAATAAAGAAGCACAAAAGTTACGAAGGATTTGTAACGCATACACTACAAGAGATAAAGCAAAATACTGATAGACCTATTAGAGTACGTATGCATCCATTACGTCAAGATAGACAGTTAGCAATACTGAAGAACTTTGATGTTACTATAAGTGATAATATGGAAGGTGCAGGAATTTTAGAAGGTGGTACAGGATTACAAAAAGACTTTGATAATGCTTGGTGTGTTGTAGGCTTTAACAGTAACGGACTTACAGAAAGTGTTATGGAGGGAATACCAACATTCAGCATGTGTCCTAGTTCAATGGCTTGGGACGTTTCAAATAAAACATTAAAACTTATTGAACAGCCTATGATGTTTGAAAGACAACAATGGCTCAACAATCTAGCATATTGTCAATGGCGTGAAGATGAATGTGTAGCCGGATTGCCATGGGAGCACTTAAAGAAGGCTTTGTAAATACGGTTCAGTAATTTTTACATCTTCTTTAAAATAATCATTAATTAATGTATACAAATTTCCCGACTTTTTAAATTTTTCTGCAATTACATGTCCACCAAATACAGTCTGTTTATTAATATTAGGAGTATCAGGCATCATACTCATATGTTTTTGATCTTTGGCTTTGTGTCCTGTAATTAAACAATAGTTGGTCCAGTTTACAAACGTAGCTTTTGGATATTTAAATTTTTTCCAAGTTATTTGTTTACGCCATCTATCTTCCCAAGGAACTATTGTTTTGTCCATACTAAATTGAGGACTAAATGCAAGGACTTTTTGTGTGGGATAAAAATTACTAAACATAATTGCATTGAATCCTCCCATGCTATTACCTATAGCGTAGACGTTATAAGTTTTAATATGTTTGGTTATTTCATTTATATCTATTGCACTGAAATAACTTTTATTATGATCTAACACCCATATTACATTATAACCATTATTTTTTAAATTATAGAATTCTCTATTAACACCTTGTATAGTGTTTCCAATACTAGAGAAACTTACTATTGTGTGTTTACTTCCTGTATATAAATGTTTGATCTCAACCATAATATTATTTATTGTAAAAGTGCGTATATAAATACCTACATGAAGACCTTACACACATTTGGCTGTTCAATTACACAAGGATATGCACTTCCTGATGTTGTAAATCCTGTTCTTAACGAGAATGGCGAGCCATACACTAAAGAAGAAATAAACGCTAAAAACATTAAAATTAATTGGGAAGACATTCATATTTTAAAACCTAGTGAACATGCATGGCCAAAAATATTAGCTGATAAGCTAAATGTTCCGGTAATTAATCATGCACGTAGAGGAGCGTGTTTTCAGCAGATAGCGAGACAGTGTGCAGTAGGTGCAAAAGATATACAACCGGACGACACAGTAATAGTAATGTGGACATATATGTCTAGACTATCATTACAATGGCCTGCTAGAACATCGGTTCCTTTTTGTAACATAGCAGATTCAAATTGGGGATGGAAAACAGTAATATTAGGTTTTAATAGATTTTTTGGTTTGTCAGGATCAGATGAAAATACAAGTGAGGATGATAAAGAAATACAAGAATACATCGAAAAATCTACAAAAGAAACGTATTTGGATCCAATGGGTGTATATAATAGATACTATAATAGTTTAGTATTACAGCAAATGGTTGACGGATTTTTAAAAGCAACTGGTGCAAGGGTAATACATTTAAGTGTAGAGACTGAGTCTGTATTACGTCAACTTGAATTTGCAAGAGATGAACTGAGTAATACATTAAAAGAACCTTATAATATTCCAAGTCCAGATGAATGGTATAATTTAGATATAGATTACCAAAGCAGTTTTACGATATTAGATCCTAGTATTCCTCCAGCAGAAAACGACATGCACCCTAGTGTTACTCACCATAAAAATTTTGCTGAATTGATTCATAAAAAATATTTTGAAGGACAAACATGAAAACTATTGTATTAGTAACAGGAGGATTTGATCCTTTACATTCAGGCCATATTGAATATTTTAAGGCGGCTAAATCTTTAGGTGATGAATTACATGTAGGTTTAAATTCAGACGATTGGCTTACAAATAAAAAAGGACGTCCTTTTATGTCTTTTAAGGACAGAGCAAATGTTATTGAACAACTAAGTATTGTTGACAGAGTCATAAGTTTTGATGACAGTGACGGCAGTGCATGTGGTGCAATCTATAAAACAATGGCAACTCATGGAGATGTTAAAATTGTTTTTGCTAACGGTGGAGATAGAACAAACACCACTACACCAGAATATGAAACATACGGAGAATTGCCTAAAGTTGAATTTGCGTTTGGTGTAGGTGGAGAAAATAAAATAAATTCTAGTAGTTGGATATTAGATGAATGGAAAGCGCCTAAAACAGAACGTAGTTGGGGGTATTATAGAGTGATACATGAATATGACAGACATACTAAAGTAAAAGAATTAACAGTACCTCCGGGTAAAAGACTATCAATGCAAAGACATGCAGAACGTAGCGAACATTGGTTTGTAGCTGAAGGAACTGCAACAGTATATACTCTAGACAGTAGTTCCGACGTTGATTTACTTGGAGTTTATGAACAACACAGAAGTTTACACATACCTGTAAACACATGGCATCAACTTGTTAATGAACATAACGAACCATTGAAATTAGTTGAAATACAATATGGAAAAAATTGTGTTGAGGAGGATATAGAAAGAAAATGAAAATATTTGTAGGCTATGATACTAGAGAAGATATTGCATATCAAGTGTGCAAGCACAGTATCGAAACAAGAAGTCCCGATGCAGATGTGCGTCCGTTAAAACAACAGGAATTAAGAGATGCAGGTTGGTATACTCGTCCAATAGATAAACTAGCATCAACTGAATTTACGTTTACACGGTTTCTTATACCTGAACTTGTAAATTTTGAAGGTTGGGCTGTGTTTATGGATTGTGATATGATCTTAACAACAGATATAAAAGAACTGTTTGATCAAGCAGATGACAAGTATGCTGTAATGTGTGTACATCATGACTACAAAGTTAAAGAAGGTACAAAAATGGATGGACAAAAACAAACTATCTATCCACGTAAAAATTGGTCAAGTGTGATGTTGTTTAACTGTGGTCATCCTAGTAATGCAAAACTTACTATGGATCTTGTTAATGATAAAGAAATTAATGGTGCCTACTTGCATAGATTTAGTTGGTTAAAAGATGAAGAAATTGGAGAATTGGATCATACTTGGAATTATCTTGTTGGTGTTTATGACGATGTAGAGACACCAAAACTAATACATTATACAGAAGGTGGTCCTTGGTTTGAAAACTACCGAAACTGTGAATACAATGAATTATGGAAACAGGAATTAAAATGCATGATGGATCTGTAAAACATCATCTAGCAATAGATGAAAATGATCAAATATTAAAATGTTGGACCAAGGGCATTGGTGCAACTTACATACACGATTGGAAACAACTGAAAGAATATGATACCAATTTACCAGTAAGTTTTAGAGGTATGACTGGTAGAAAAATTGTTGCTGAATGTGAAAGAACAGGCCGAGATTATTTTTATATTGATACTGGATATTTAGGTAATAGACAAAAAAGAAAAGTATTTCATAGAGTAGTAAAAAATGGTATGCAACACAGTAACTTTAAAAACTTGCCAAATGATAGATGGAGAGAACTGTCTGGTAGAGCTAGAGATTTTAGCTACGCATTTAGAGGCTGGACTAAATCAAAAAATCAAGGAAGGAATATTTTACTAGTAACACCTTCCGAAAAGCCTTGTAAATTTTATGGAATCAACAGAGATGACTGGGTAAAAGAAACAACAGAACTAATAAAAAAATATACTGACAAAGAAATAATTGTTAGAGATAAAGGACTACGTCATCAAAGAATAGGTGACGGAAGCATCTTTAATCAGTTTGATGAAGATAAAATTTTTGCTGTAGTAACATACAACAGTATTGCGGCAACTGAAGCTATTATGTATGGTGTACCAGCATTTACAACTGCTCCAGGTGCGGCTGATATGCTATGTGAAAAAGACCTTAGTAAATTAGAAACACCCAAGTATAGCGACCCGCAACTTGTGCAAAATTGGTTACACTGGTTATGTTACTGTCAGTTTACAACTGATGAACTTGTAAATGGAGAAGCATACAGAATTATACAGGAGCACGACATACGATGAATGGATTAACTGTTGCTTCATACTTAATGGGTATTCCTCCAGGAAATACCAATCCTGAAAAACCTAGAATTATAAATGATTTTATTAAAGGTGTAAATGCATGTGGAGACAGAGGTGCAGTAGTAACGGGCTGGCATCCTATGAATACTGATGTAGCAGTAATACAAGGATTTGTTCATGCAAACAGTAAAAACACAAGACACTTACGGTTAAGAAAACAAGTATACGAAAATCAAATCCTTAGAAATAAAAGATGTGTAATTGTAGATAGTAATTTGTTTTTAAGTTTTGATCCAGGTAATACAAAAACATATTTACGGTATAGCTTTGATGGAGTATTTCCAACTACTGGTGAATATTGTTATGATAATCCTAACCCTTACAGGTGGGAAAAACTTAGTAAAGATTTGAACATAAAAGTTAAACCTTGGCGAAAACCCGACGGTGGTACAATACTTTTATGTTGCCAAAGAGACGGTGGTTGGAGTATGGATTCAGAGCCTGTTGTAAGTTGGATTGTACAAACAGTTACTCAAGTAAGACATTATACTGACAAACAAATTGTAGTTAGATTTCATCCTGGAGATAAAAATGTAAGAAATCATATAAGACATCTTGCAAGATATAAAATTGGAAATTTAAGAATAAGCAATAGTGAAAATATCTTCACTGACTTTGCAACCGCTTGTGCAGTAGTAAACCATAATAGTAGTCCTGCCGTTGCAAGTGTTATCGAAGGCATACCTACATTCCAAACAGATGTAGAAAGAAGCCAGGCTAAAGATGTTGTACATAGTGATATGAAATATATTAACGAACCAAAAGAATTTGAAAGAGAAGGTTGGCTACATAAACTTGCACAATGCCACTGGACTCTTGACGAAGTAGCCGCAGGCGAAGCATGGCGTCACATGCGTAAATGGGCAGTAAAGGAATAACATGAATATTGTAGCTTTAACAACATTTAATAACGAAGGACTTTTTACATACGGCCAGAGATTAATAGACAGTTGGGCAAAAAATGTAGATCCAAAAATTAAACTGCTAGTCTATGCAGAGGATTGTGTCCCTACAATCCCTGAAGGAGCAAATATACAAATTTTAAATGCAGATGCTTTACCAGAAAAGAAAGCATTTATTGAACGCTGGAAAAATGAACCAAAAGCGACTGGTACACCTCCGCCTGAAATAAAACGCAGACGTCCAAGAGATTGGCATAAAGAATTTAAATGGGACGCTATTAGATTTTCACATAAAGTTTATGCAGTATTTGACGCTTACGAAAACGAACCAGCTGATTGGATAGTATGGGTTGACGGAGATACATACGTTCATAGTGCTTGGAGTCATGAAAACTTTGCAAAATTACTACCAAAAGAAAGTTGGATCACTTATGTAGGCAGAGGAGCAGGATCTCAAACTTGGCCCGAATGTGGATTTTATGGTTTGAATAAAAACGACAAACAGTGTGTAAACTTCATAAAAGAATTTAAAGATTATTATAATAATGCAGAGACTGGAATATTTACATTAGAAGAATGGCATGATAGTTATGTATTTGGTCATATCTTAATGAAACATAAAAATTATAATCCAAGGGCATTAGATTATAGCGCATCAATATATGTAAAAACTGCAAAGACAGGCGGTGGAGGTCATCCACTCATTAACACTGAACTAGGTAGATATATTGATCATATGAAAGGTGATCGTAAGTATACAGGTCATAGTAAGAAAAAAGATTTAATGACAGAAAGATCAGAAGCATATTGGAATGAAATTTAACTTATGGACTCAGTATGGCGCACAAAATTCTAAACCTGTTTTTGACGCCTTTCGTAATGGTGCTTTGGCTCTCGGTCATGATGTTGTCACTAATAGTAATGATGGTATTGATGTTATTTGGAGTGTACTTTTTAACGGTCGTATGGGTCCAAACCGTACTATCTGGGAAAGGTGTCAAAAAGAAAATAGAGCCTGTATTGTTCTCGAAGTCGGAGGTATTAGACGTGGATCAACTTGGAAGGTAGCTCTTAATGGAATTAATCGTGATGCTTATTTTGGTCCCGTTAATAATAACTCTGATCGCGCTGATAATCTTGGGTTACTTTTAAAGCCATGGCGAGAACAAGGAAATCATATACTAATTTGCGGACAACATGAAAGAAGTTTGCAATGGCAAGACATGCCAAGAATGAGTACTTGGGTAATGCAAACCATAGATAAAATACAACAGCATACTGATCGTCCTATTGTATTCCGTCCACATCCAAGGTGTAGATTAGAAGCTATAGAACACCAATACAAGAATGTTTCTCGGCAAGAACCTAAGCATATTAATGGTACATATGATGATTTTGATATGGGATTTAATAATGCTTGGGCAACAATAAGTTGGAGTAGTAATCCAGGTATACACAGTATACTTGAAGGTGTGCCTGCATTTGTAAGTCCGCATAGTTTAGCATATGATGCCGCAAATGATATTGATTTCTTACACGATATAGAAAATCCTTTGACACCTGATAGACAACAATGGTTAAATGACTATGCATGGACAGAATTTACTGTTGAAGAAATTTCTCAAGGTTTACCACTTAACCTCTTGACATCTAAGTTAAATTAAGTTATACTACAAACATGGAATTAAAAAATATAGAAGATTGCCTTGAGGCATTAGCAGGATTTACTTTACCTTATAAGATCGAAATCGAGTCTGTTGATCAAACAATCTTATATAGTATTGCAAAACAAGTGTTTAGAGGTAAAGCTCTTACTGATAGGCAACTAGACGTTTGTCAGAAGAAATTATTATATTATCAACAGCAATTTATTGATCAGGGTGTCGATGATTTACCTTCACTAATTAAAGTTTTACGACAACCTCTGCGAGAAATTGATCGTAGTAAATATGTTGTAATCGAAGATGATAAGATCAAAATTAGATTTCCCTTCAATAAAAAGACTATCATAGACATTGAACAAATTGCTTTCAAACACAGGAAAGAATATTCACATACTAAAGGTACGCATGAACATTTTTTTAAAATTAATGAAGGCACAATTTATTCAGTAGTAGAGAAATTTAGAAATAAAGAATATGAAATTGATGAAGAGCTTGTAGATAGTTTTAATAAAATTGATGAAATAAAAAATAATCCTAGTTTATATGTGCCTGGAATATACAACCTACAGTTTAAAAATGTATCAGATAAATTAATAGAATCTATTACAGATCACGTAGGTGAACTTACACAAGACAATCTTGCGTTGTTTAGAGATAGATCAATTCTATATGGTTTAGATTATTTCGATCCTAACGTATTAGATAGTATCAAACAGTTTACACCTCTATCACAAAACATAATCAAAAGAAAAAATCCAAATGTTTTTGTAAGCAAAAACAAATGGACACTTGATAATGTTTTTTATAGTATAAAAGAATTAAATAGGTTCCCTATACTAATAGTGTTAGGTAATGATGCATATGATGAATTAGTTACTTGCAATAACATTACCAGAAATTTTGTAGACAGAAATAAAATTAGTGTTATGTTTAGGCTTGATAATAAAGATAACAAAAATTTTAATGATTATATTAAAAAGAATGGTTTAAATAATTCGGTTGCAAAAGATACAGAAATAGTGTATATTAGTAGTAATAAAAAATATCCAAAGCCGTTGATGTCAAGCGATTGGCGGTTTAAGTCGTGTTTGTATTTACAAAGTCAGTATAACAGTCATAAGATTGATTCTATTACTAACGAATCTGATTTAGAAATACATTACGACACTGTGCCTTCACAGTACGGAACTTTCCGTCACAGTAGATCGCGCAGACATTTGATGATAGAAGAGATGTAATGGCAAGTTGTAAATTAATTATCGAAGACGAAGTGAACATAAAGATAGAAGGACTTGAAGTAGATGTACGCAGGAAGCTCTCTAACGCTCTTAAGTTTGAAGTGCCATACGCTAGATACATGCCACAATATAAGTTGGGAAGATGGGACGGTAAGGTTGCTTTCTTTGGTATTGGCGGCACCGGCTACGTTAATCATCTTAATGTTATTACTGATGTACTGGCAAAAAATAATGTACAAATAGTAGATATTGAAGACAGACGACATACAATCAAATTAGATTTTCAAATTATTAGTGAAGATTTCTGGGGTACAAAAACCTGGCCAAAAGGTCACCCTGCCGAAGGCGAACCAATACGTTTGCGGGATTATCAAGTTGAGGTAATAAACAACTTCTTGGAAAATCCACAATCATTACAAGAAGTGGCTACAGGCGCGGGCAAGACTATTATAACAGCTACACTGAGTAAGATCACAGAACCATATGGACGTAGTCTAGTAATTGTTCCTAATAAAAGTTTAGTAACACAAACTGAGGAAGATTATATAAACTGTGGACTTGATGTGGGCGTATATTTTGGCGACAGAAAAGAACTAGGCAAGACTCATACTATTTGTACATGGCAAAGTTTAAATATTTTAGATAAAAAGTTTAAAGATGGCAGTGCAGTATTAGGTCTTGCCGAGTTTCTAGATGGTGTAAGCACAGTAATTATCGACGAAGTGCATCAAGCAAAAGCAGAAGTTTTAAAAACATTACTTACACGGAATCTAAAAAATGCTCCAATACGTTGGGGACTAACTGGTACTATACCTAAAGAACGTTTTGAATTTGAAAGTATACATGCAAGCATTGGGCCTGTTATAGGACAAGTGAGTGCAAAAGAACTACAAGACAAAGGTGTGCTATCACAATGTCATGTAAATGTAGTACAGCTATTAGATACAGTAGCACACAGAGACTACCAATCAGAATTAAAATATCTTGTAACAAATGAAGATAGAATAAAATACATAGCATCATTATTAAACAAAGTAAAACAATCAGGCAATACACTAATACTTGTAGATAGAATATCAGCAGGCGAAAAACTTCAAGAACTTATCCCAGGCAGTACATTTGTAAAAGGCGATGTTAAATTAAAAGATAGAAAGGAAGCGTATGACGAAATTAACGAAGGAACAAATCACGTGGTCATTGCTACGTATGGTGTCGCCGCTGTTGGCATTAATATTCCTCGCATTTTTAATCTTGTCCTCATTGAACCTGGTAAATCTTTTGTAAGAGTAATCCAGTCAATAGGCAGAGGCGTCAGAAAGGCAAAGGACAAAGACTTCGTTCAAATATGGGATCTTACAAGCACTTGTAAGTTTGCGAAGCGGCACCTTACTCAACGTAAAAAGTTTTACAAAGAGGCGCAGTACCCATTCACAATAGAAAAAGTAGAATGGAACTAGTATGAGAATATTAACTTTAGAGAATACATGTTATGATCTAAAAAATTTACCAGAGCAGTTAGAAGAAGATATAAGATTTAGTGTATTAGATAATTCAGATCCAAAAAATCCAGATTTCTTTTATGTACCGTTAATTTTTTTAGAATCGTTCAGTGCACCAGCAATGGTTTTAGATATAAAGGGACATGAAATAACAATGCCTTTAGATTGGTGTGTAGCAGTTGGAGATAGAGAAGCATATAATGATTTGGAAGTATTACCTTTAACAAGTTTAAATGATAGGGGCTTTCAAGCATTTTTATTCAATCCATTAACTAGCTATGCTCCGGACTTTGGTGAAATAAAAATTACACATTTCTATAATGATGTTAAATGGTATTTTCCAAAAATGAAAAACGGACAGTTACTTAGTGTACCTATCACAGATGGACCAAATCCTAAATGTGCATTTTTTGTAAAAGACATTTCGCGTCAAAGTGAAATTATAGAATACAGTCAGCTAATATAGGAGACTAAAATGAAAGCAGGCAAGATATGGGGACAGACAGAACTTATCCATGCAAATGGAGTACTAGAGTTCCATCGCATTGAATTCAAAAAAGGATTCAAATGTAGTGAACATGAACACAAGTATAAATGGAATGGCTTTTTTGTAGAGTCAGGTAAGATGCTTGTACGTGTTTGGCAAACAGCAGATCAAGATGGTTTAGTAGACGAAACTATTCTTGAAGCAGGTGACTTTACACAAGTTAAACCAGGCTTAGTGCATCAGTTCGAAGGACTAGAAAATGGTGTTGCATTTGAGCTTTATTGGGCTGAATTTAACCATAATGACATAGTTAGGCGTACAGTTGGAACAAAAACTTCTTGACATTAACCTAAATATGTTGTATATTATAATGAACGACATCCACGTCGATAACTCGGAGAAACAAATATGAGCAAAAGTTTACAACTAAGAACACGCCTTGAAGAAGAAGGTATTCGCTATTGGGCAGGAGACAATATCTCTTATGTTATGCAAAAAGGCGATAAAGAAGAACTAATTGAAGAAGCAACTAAAGCATTTGAAAATGTACTAGACTGTTTAGTTATAGATCGTAAGAATGATCCTAATTCACAAGACACTGCAAGACGTCTAGCAAAAATGTATTTTAATGAAATTATGAGTGGTAGATATGATGTACGTCCTAATGCTACTGCATTTCCAAATGTTACAAACGATCCTTATAAAGGAATGTTAGTTGTAAGAAGCGAACTCAAATCAATGTGTTCGCATCATCATCAACCAGTTAGCGGTGTAGCTTATATAGGTATTATTGCGGCAGATACTTTAATTGGATTAAGCAAGTATACACGTTTAGCACAATGGTGTGCAAGACGTGGTACACTACAAGAAGAACTTGCTATGGACATTGCACGAGAAATCATGCAAGCTACAGGTTCGGAAAATGTAGGTGTATATATCCAAGCAACACACGGTTGTTGTGAAAACCGTGGAATAGGCGCACACTCAAGTTTAACGCAGACTACTGTGTTAAAAGGTGCATTCGCAGACGATGCAGGAACAAAAAAAGAGTTTATGGATAACATTAAACTCCAGCAACAGTTTGCACCTAAATAAAACCAAAGGGAGAATAAAATATGTTCCAAAAACTTTTAGACGGTGTTGATAAGACACTTGTTCGCAATTTAGTAATTTTACATACGCTTGTAATTGCTGTGTCAAATTACTTAGTAACAATTAGATTTAATGTGTTTCCTGGCGCAGACTTACCATTGTTTGGTGAGTTTCCACTTGCGGCGGCCGCATTTACATTTCCGATTGTTGTAGTTGCAACTGACTTAACTGTACGTTTAGTTGGTAAGGAAGCAGGTCGTGCTGTAGTAGCTATGGCTATTATTCCTGCGATTATTGCTTCAGTACTTGTACTACTAGCACTAGGCGATGAACATGCTTACAGAGTAGGTATTGCTTCAGGTGTTGCTTATGCAATTGGTACAATGCTTGATGTATATGTATTTCAACACATTAGAGAAAAGTATACGGAAGCATGGTGGGCGGCACCAGCAATTTCAACTATTGCCGCAAATATCATCGATACTTACGCATTCTTTTACACAGCGTTTTACCCAGCACCTTGGGTACACGGTGTAGCATTTAATAACACATTAACTAAAATTGTTGTAGGTTTAATTGTATTCCTTCCAGCATACGGTGTGTTACTTGCCACATTAAAAAATAAGTTTGGTGTTGATGCTTTAGTCTTAAAAGATGAAGTTAAACCTAAACGTGGTAGGAAAAAGAAAGCATAGTTTATGGGTAAGTTATTGCCCAATGAACCCTTGATATACGAGCGTGCCAACGGTGTTGTGTACGCTCGTTATCGCGACAAACCTGAAATAGAACGTTGGATAATAGGCGGAGACGCAGACGCAGTTCAAAAAGAACAAGGTTGTTTGTTTAGCTACAGTGACTGGCAAGATATGATGTTATTAGCAGACAAGCATGTAACTTTGAAAAAACAAATGCAAAAGTTGTTAGACATATATTATATTGTAAAGGACGGAGAATGAGAATAATTGCAGGACCGTGTCAACACGAAACACTGGCACAAAGTTATGAAATTGCTAAAGAGTGTAAACGTGTATGCGATAAACACAATATAGAATATGTATTCAAAGCTAGTTTTGATAAAGCAAACAGAACAAATGTAAAGGGCAAACGTGGTGTTGGTTTAAAAAATACTATGATAGATTTTGCTATATTAAAAGACGAGCTGGGTGTACAAACTTTAACTGATGTACACAACCAAAATGAAATTTTAAAAATTGCGGCATATTACGAAGAATGTGTAGATGTTTTACAAATTCCTGCATTCTTGTGCAGACAAACAGATTTATTACAAGCCGCATGTAAAACAAATAAAATAGTCAATATTAAAAAAGGACAGTTCCTTGCACCGTGGGATGTCAAAGGTATACTAAGTAAAACAGAAGGTGCAAAAGAAATTTGGATAACAGAGAGAGGAACAAGTTTTGGATATAATACTTTGGTCGTTGATTTCACTGGCTTGCAGTATCTGCTTGATACCTATAATGTTCCTGTTGTTTTTGATGTTACCCATTCGGTTCAAAAACCGGGAGGAATGGGCGATAGTAGCGGCGGTAACCGTGGGTATGTTCCTGGGATGGCTCGCTCTGCATCTGCACTTGGTATAAAAAACTTCTTCTTAGAAGTACATGCCGATCCGGACAATGCACCAAGTGACGGTCCTAACATGTTAAAACTACAAGACTTTGAAAGGGTAATCGATGACATCAACCGCTATTCTTATTCCGGCTAGATACGGAAGCACACGATTTGAAGGTAAGCCATTAGTTGAGCTAGGTGGCGTACCAATGATAAAGCGTGTATACAACACATGTAAGTCAACTGGTATTGATACTTACGTTCTTACAGATGACCAACGCATTTATAATGTAATTGGACCAAATTGCTATTTAGATAATGAAGAATACGACAACGGTACTGAAAGATGTACAGGTGCAGTAAACAAATGGGATGTGCTTAAAGAGTACGATCAATTTGTAAATGTTCAAGGTGATATGCCAGATGTAACAGAACAAATAATAAGCCGTTGTATTGAATGGCTCAAGCACTATCCTATAAGCACTGTGTACACTGAAATGCCAAAGGAAATGCAAAATGATCCTAACAGTGTTAAGATGGTACGTGCAGGAGATCAAGCTCTTTGGTTTGGCAGAGGTATGACAGGCTACGGTGAATGGCATCTAGGCGTTTACGGGTATAAACGTAATCCGTTAGAATTTTATGATACGTATGAAGTAGAACAAGAAGAACAAGTTGAAAAATTAGAACAGCTACGATGGTTAAAAAATGGTTGGCAAATAGGCTGTTCGAGTGTATACTTTAATGGTGTAGAAATAAACGAACCAAAGGATGTTGATAAATGGCACAGCAAAAACTCCCAATAAAGGATATACTTGCGGCTGTTGATATGGGCGCAAAAAACGTATGGGACGAACTATCTGACGATGAAAAGAAACAAGTTAGTTTTTGGCTGTTAAACAGATATGTATCTAGTGTAAAAGGTAATAGAGAGGATCAAGAACTTGCAGTTTTTAAAACAAATGAATATTATAACAAAAATTATATGGTTGTTTCGAAACATCCTAAACTTCAATGGCAATTATTATGCCAATCAGGAAACACAGGAAAAATACAATTTCACCAATGGATTGGGTTCAAGAAAAAAGATGCACAAACAAATGCTCAAGGAGTAAAATTATTACAACAAATTTATCCTAACATGAAACAAAGAGAAGTTGAAATTTTAGCATCAATGCATACTAAAAAAGAATTAAAAGAGATAGCCAAAGAATATAATATTGAGGTTAAGCTGTGAGTAAACTTTATGTAGTAGGTTGTAGTCACACTAGATACTGTTGGCCTACGTATGCAGATATACTTGCCCAAGAATTTGATGAATATGAAAATTGGGGGCAAAGTGGATTTGGCAACTATGCAATTATGCATCGTGCTATAGAGATAGCAGATAAAATGTCTGACGAAGATGAACTAATTGTACAATGGACATATCCTACACGTTTTGATTTTCATAGAGGTAGTGCAGGTTGGTATCAAGGAGGAAACCTAGCAAATAATAATGATGCTGTACAAGATACAATAAACAAATATTGCTTTGATGAAGATAGCTACGAATGGCATACGCAAATGTATATAAAATTAGTAATGCAATACTTAGATATGAATGTATACAGCTACAAAATGATTGCTCCAGACTTTGAAATCGAATGTGTAGATAATCAGAGCTTACCACAATTAAATACAATGAACAATTTTGATATTCCGTTTAGAAAATTTTTTAATACATTACCTAGTAAAAAATTTGTAGTACAGAAACAACAAGATTCTCATTGGACACCAAAGCATCATTTAGAATATTTAAAACAAACCAATTTTTCTGTAACAGACAGAATGATCGAATATGTAGATAAAGTAGAAAAGATTTTAGATGAAACAGACGACTGGAAACTTATCCATCACAAAATGGCACAACAAAATTACATTGAGACCAACGACTATGGCAGATAAACCTTTTAAATGTAATTACTGTGGTAGTGCTTATATGAAGGAAAAGACTTTACTTGCTCATATGTGTGAGCAAAAACGTAGAGCATTGCAAGAAAAAGAAAAGCATGTACAGCTAGGCTTTTATGCATTTAATCAATTTTATAGATTAAGTGCAGGTGCAAAGCAGGATAAAACTTATACTGATTTTAGAAAAAGTAGTTTTTATAATGCATTTGTAAAGTTTGGCAGTTTTATTAGCAATGTAAGGCCTTTGTATCCTGAAAAATATATTGATTATGTTGTTACAAGTAATGTTAAATTAGATCATTGGTGCAGAGAAGAAATGTATCAAAAATATGCAGTTGAACTTATTAGAAAAGAAGATGTAACAACTGCACTAGAAAGAAGTGTTAAAACAATGATGGAATGGGCAAGTGAAAATGAACCTGCTCCGTGGAATCATTACTTTCAACACATTAGTCTTAATAGAGCCGTTTGGAATATTAAAGATGGCAAAATAAGTCCTTGGCTAGTTTTAAATTGCACTAGCGGAAAAGAGATGTTAAATAAATTGAATACAGAACAATTAAGTTTGATCTATGATGTAATGGATCCTGAACATTGGGCGATGCGTTTTAAAAGGCAACCCGATGATGTACAACTTGTAAAAGATGTTGCAAAGGAAAGTAAATTATGAAAGTATTAATTTTTGGTTTGCCAGGTAGTGGTAAAACTACACTTGCTAAACCTTTTACTAAATTAGTTGGAGGTGTGCATTTAAATGCAGACGAGATACGTAAGAAATATAACGACTGGGATTTTACACCTGAAGGACGTATGCGACAAGCGTATCGTATGCGTCTATTAGCTGACGGTGTTGTACGTGCAGGACAGATTGCTGTTGCAGACTTTGTTGCTCCTACAGACCAAGTACGTATGGAATTCAATGCTGATTTTACTGTATGGATGGACACAATTAAAGAAAGCACATACCCTGATACAAACACTATGTTTGTGCCGCCTGCACATTGCAATTACCATGTTGCAAAATGGTTTAACGATACTCATGCACAACTTATGGAAGTTGTTTCAACTTGGATGGAAAGAAACAATGTTTGATTGGAAAAAACCTACAGCACAAATGCTAGGACGTTGGCAACCATGGCATGATGGACATACTGCTCTGTTTAAAAAAGCACTTGCTGAAATTGGTCAAGTATGTATAATGGTACGTGACATGCCACAAGATAAAGATAATCCATTTAATCTGCGTATAGTGCGTGGCAATATTGACAGAGCATTAGAAGCAGAAGATTACCAAAACGGTATAGAGTATATTGTAATGAAGGCGCCTAACATTGTTGATATTAGCTACGGACGAGATGTAGGGTATACATTTACACAGCATGACTTAGGCAAAGAAATACATAACATAAGTGCAACCAAAATAAGACAAGGACAAATATGAACTTAATATATTACCCAAATGATTTTTTAAATAAAAAAGTAAAAGATTTTAATTTAGAAAATCCTGAAGTAGACCCCAAAGAATTAAAAGATAATATGGTGCAAATTATGCTAGACAATAACGGCATCGGACTTGCGGCTAATCAAGTAGAGTTTGATGGACAAGTTTTTGTTATGGGTGACACGGCAGAAAATGCTACTATACATATTAATCCTGTAGTCCTGCAACATACAAAAGATACTGTAACTGATGTTGAAGGGTGTTTAAGTTTTCCTAATATATTTGTAAAGGTTACTAGGCCAAAAGAAATACTTGTACAATTTTATGATGAAAACTTAAAATTAAAACAAGCAAAGATAGGCGGCTATAGTGCAAAATGTTTTTTACATGAATATGATCATCTACAAGGTATAACGTTTAAAGACAGAGTAAGTAAACTGAAATGGAATATGGCTGAAAAGAAAGCTAAGAAATATGAAAAAGTTCAATTGGGCTAATCCAACAGAAGTATTATTAATAGATAGTTGGGACAATAGTTGCGTAGAAAAATTTAAAAAACTGTTGACAAAAACAGAACAAGTTGCTATAATGTTAAAAACTTTAGATCGTAATAATCCGTACTACATGCAAGCAACTACGGGTACAATAATAAGTGAGCTTGCAAAATTTGAATATGAAGAAAATAAACATTATATTATTATTGAGGTTCCAAATATAAATGCCTGATATCGATATTGACTTTGCAGATCGTAGTATTATTTTAGATAAACTAAAACATCGTGTGGCAAAACTTGACACAGGCAAAAAACATAATACAGGAATTTATGCAACTGAAATTCCACACAATCCTGTCGATATGTTATCTACTATAGATTATGAAACAGCAGAAGAACGAGGATACTTCAAATTAGATTTTCTTAATGTGTCTATATACAAAGATGTGAAAGATGAGACACATTTGGCAAACCTAATGAAAAAGGAACCACTATGGGAACTATTGGAGCACAAAGAATTCGTAGATCAGGTATTTCATCTAAGCGGACACGACAGTCTCTTAAAACAATTGAAGCCTATCTCGATACCACAACTAGCCGCAACACTAGCAATCATTCGTCCGGCAAAAAGACATCTTGCGAACAAGGATTGGCAAACGATAGAAAAAGAAGTTTGGATAAAACCAAACAACGGTGAATACTTTTTTAAGAAGGCACATGCTGTATCATATGCAATGGCTTGTGTTGTGCATATGAATTTAATTTGTGAACAAGCTATTTAGGCTTTTTAACTAATTGAACATTTTTTCTTTTTATTCTTTTGACAGTCATATTCAATAAGTTTACAATTGGTCCTATTGTTACTTTCACATCTTTGCTATTCATTGTTTGAATAGCATATTTAAATTTTTCCATATCCTTACGTAGAAATATATTAATTGGTATTAGTCTATTTGACTCCCACCACCATACTCCTCCAAGGTCTAAAAACTCTTCTCGTTCTCTGCTAGAACGTAAATCAGTGTATACATACATAGATGTTACATACTGATCTTGATTTATTATAATTCCAACATATTCGTTTCCGCCGTATTGTACGACACTAATAAATGGAAAGTTCTTTTCTATATCTTTTAATAACATAATTCTCGATAAATATTGTATGCAGTTAATACCTAGATATTTAGTAAATAATAGAACAACACTCGTGTTGAATGACATAGAGTTCGTAACGGAGTACAGACCAGTGTATAGTAGACAATTACAAGTTTATAGAGGAATAGATAATAATGTAGAATTTAGATTCTTAAATGCAGATCAAAAGCCTGTAGCTTTAGGCACAAAGGTAGCTAAATTTGTTGCATTTGATGAAAGTAATAATCTTATATTAGAAAAAACAGCAACAGCAGGTACAGCTACTGGTGTTGCAATAGTAAACATTTCTGAAAATGATTTGCTAAATTTAAAAGACCAATTCTTAAAATATAATGTATATTTAGAAGAAACAGACGGACAAAAAACATTATCGTATTCACAACCTCACTTTGAAAACAACGGCACTATACATATATCTAGCGTAGCATTTCCAGGAGCACAAGCAAGTAAAAGTGTAACACAATTTACAGAAACACAACCTAATGCAAGTGTATGGGTAAGCGAGCAAGTAGATGCACAACCAGGAATCAACGGTAATGAAGCTGTTCATACAGTAGCAATTTATTCTGATAGCTTTATAGGTGATGTAGAAGTACAAGCAACTCTAGATAACCAACCTGATAATGATACTGCGTGGACTACTGTTGCTACAGCAACATTAAATAACGAAACTGCTCCTGTACCAGTAAATTTTGTAGGAGTGCATAGTTATATAAGGTTTAGAACTACAGCAGACCCTGCAAGCAAAATTTCAAAGATATTGGTAAGAAACTAGTTGACTTCTGATTAACTTTATACTATAATGATAGTATGAGTGTAGTCGTAGAAACAGTTCTGACATTTTTACCTCCTAAGCGGAAAACAACGCCTAGCGGGTGGACTTCATTCAACGCACCCTGTTGTCATCATAATGGTCACACACAAGACAAACGTAGTAGAGGCGGTGTTATCCAAAGCGACAATGGTATATCGTTTCATTGTTTTAATTGTGGGTTTAAGGCCAGTTGGCAACCGGGTCGACCTTTTTCTCATAAAATGAAAAAACTAATGCAATGGCTCAATGCCCCAGACGATATTATTACAAAGTTAGCACTAGAGGTTATGCGTGAGAACGAAGGAGTTGAAGCAACAGAACACAAAGTACTACTACCTACATTTACTACAGTAAACTTACCAGAAGGATCTGAAAAGTTATCTAAACATGTATGGGCAGAAGCTGGACAACTAGACGAACGTGTTGCACGTATCTTTCAATATATGTTAGAACGGAACTTGCGTATAGACGATACAGATTACTATTGGTCACCTCAATTAGCATACAGAGATAGATTAATTATTCCTTTCTATTATGAAGGAAGCATAGTTGGGTATACTGCTCGTTCTATAACTGAAGGTAAAAAGCCAAAGTATATGACAGAAGTACAACCTGGATTTGTATACGGCTTAGATGAACAAAGACCAAACAAAGTATTTGCTATTTTGTGTGAAGGACAAATTGATGCTATACATGTTGATGGCTGTGCATTAGGCGGTTCTGATATTTCAGATCAACAGGTGTTACTGTTAAATAGATTACAAAAACAAATAATTGTTGTACCTGATAGAGACAAGGCAGGAAAGAAGCTAATAGAACAAGCTATTGATTTAGGTTGGAGTGTTAGTATGCCTAATTGGAGCTCAGATATAACAGACATTGGAGAAGCTGTACTTAAATACGGTAGATTATATACATTACACAGTATTGTTAATTCAGCGGAGGAATCTCCTTTGAAAATACGACTAGGAGCAAAAAAATGGTTTGGTTAAAAAAGATCAAAGATTTGATTCTCTATCCTTACACACGTTGGAAAGAAAATAGAGAATTCAAAAAGCGTATGGATGAACTTAAGAAAAGAGATCCATTTATTTATAAGTAGGAGAATGTATGATACAAAATGAGTTTACACTAGGTATCTTCGAATTACTAAAACGTATACTTGGCGGCAACAGCGTAATGCTTGCAGTCATTTATACATTCGGACATATTATAATTGCAATGACTGTTGTAACTATCATGACTGGAGCAAGTCTATGGGAAGCAGGACTAGTTGCACTTATTGAACCTAGTATTAACGGCGTATGGTTTTATATTTTACATAGCACATGGAAAAAAATTAACAACGAGAAACGATAGTGGAAAAAAAGATAACATGGGGAATGGTTGGCAACAGTCACGATGCCAGTCTTGCGGTATTTAGGACCAAGGTACAAGGATTAACTGATCATTACAAAACAAAATTATTATGGGCTAGTATGTCTAGAGATTTTAGTGACGTACCTAATGATCCGGATTTTAATTGGACGCAATTACAAGTTGCTATTCAAAGCTATGGATATCCTAAAAAAATAGTTTGGTATGAACGTCCTATGTTAAAAACTCTACGTCAAGCATACGCAGGACAGGGTTGGTTAAAAGAAGAAAACGATATAAAGAAATATTTAAAGCGTTGGGACATTGATGCTCCTATTGAATATGTACAACATCATTTATCACATGCGGCCTATGCTTATTATACACAACCTCAAGATAATTGTGCAATCATTTGCTTAGATAGTATTGGTGAGTTTGAAACCCTAACAGTATGGCACGGCAAAAATAACAAGTTAAAAAAGATTTATAGTCAAGGGTATCCACACAGCCTTGGTTTATTTTATAGTGCTATGACTCAACGTTGCGGGCTACAACCACAGCGTGACGAATATATGATTTCGAGTATGGGAGAAAAAGGTGATCCTACTAGATTATATCAAAGCATAAAAAGAGATCTACTAGGAAATAGTCATGGGCTCTTCTACAGATACTTTAACACAAAAGAAAATTTACATAGGGGGTGCCAATGGTGGCGACCTGATTTAACTACAGAACAAGATATGAACGATATTGCCGCGGCTACCCAAGCAATTTTTGAAGATGCCCTTAGTTGTATTAGCTATTTGGCTCATCAAAAAACAGACGCTGACCACTTAGCTCTTGCAGGGGGTGGTGCATTAAATAGACAGGGTGTTGCAAAAATTAGTAGACATTGGGAAAGTATTTGGGTACCACCGAATCCGGGAGACCCAGGGTCTAGCATAGGTGCTGTTTTAGCACAGTCACAACAAAAAATAACACTTGACAATCAGTGGTATAAGAAAGTATAATTACTATATGACAAGACAAAATACAGATTATGGTTATGATATACAAAAGGTATATCTTGAAATGATGCTTACAGATGCAGAAACATTTGTAAGATGTCAAAGTGTTTTTGACGACAGTGTATTTGATAGAAAATTACAACCAGTTGCAAAATTTATAAACGATTATGTTGTAGAACATAATGCTATGCCAACCTTTGATATGGTGAATGCGGCAACAGATACTAACTTGAAACATCCAGGTGACTTAGCTGAAAATCATTATGATTGGTTATTGTTAGAGTTTGAAACATTCAGTAGACACAAAGCACTTGAAGCGGCTATACTTAAAAGTGCTGACTTGCTTGAAAAAGGTGATTACGGTCCAGTTGAAGATTTGGTTAAGAAGGCTGTGCAAATTGGTTTGCAAAAAGATCTTGGTACTGACTATTGGGCAGATCCTAAAGCACGTTTGGAAGCGATCAAAGACAAAAACGGACAAGTAAGTACAGGATGGAAGAGTTTAGATAAGAAACTGTTTGGTGGGTTTAATAGAGGCGAACTGAATATTTTTGCAGGAGGTTCAGGTAGTGGTAAGAGTTTGTTCTTAGCAAACATGGGAGTGAACTGGGCACTAGCAGGCCTTAACGTATTGTATTTGACTTTTGAACTTTCAGAAAACTTAGTTAGTATGCGTATAGATAGTATGACTACTGATATTCCTAGCAGAGACATTTTCAAAAGTATTGATGATGTTGAAATGAAAGTTAAAATGATTGGCAAGAAGTCAGGAGCGTTTCAAGTTAAGTATATGCCAACTGGTAAGAACGCTAACGATATTAGAAGCTATCTAAAAGAATATGAAATCAAAACAGGTAAAAAAGTAGATGTGTTACTTGTAGACTATTTAGATTTAATGCATCCTATTGCCGCAAAGATTAGTGCAGAGAATTTATTTGTTAAAGACAAATATGTAAGTGAAGAACTACGTAACTTGGCTATGGAACTAAACTGTTTGTTTGTTACAGCATCACAGTTGAACAGATCTAGTGTAGAAGAAATTGAATTCGATCACAGTCATATCAGTGGTGGTATTTCAAAGATCAATACAGCAGATAACTTAATTGGTATTTTTACAAGTAGAGCAATGCGTGAACGTGGACGCTATCAAATACAGTTGATGAAAACACGTAGTAGTTCTGGTGTAGGACAAAAAATTGATTTAGAATTTGATGTTGATAGTTTACGTATACGTGACTTAGCGGAGGACGAAGACTATCAAGAATTTAAGAAAAGATCAAGTACAGTGTTTGATCAAATCAAACGCGGAACAAATATGCCTTTAGAAGAAAACACAGAAGCAGATCCCAGTCAAGGAGATACTATAGGCAAAGTACGTGCAGAAGCAGACAGTACAAAATTAAAACAGTTCTTAAATAATCTAGGGAGTGAATAGTGTTAAGATCGTTAAAAGTAAATGAAAAAGATTTAATTCAACAAGATCCAGTTAGACCACATATACCATATGACAAAAGATTTGGTAATGGTAGGAATATTGTAGTATTAGAAAAAGATAACGAAATTGCCGCTATTGTTTGTACTGCATTATGTGATCAAGTGCCTACAACAGAAGATGATATGTTTGAATTTGCTAACCCACATGGCAGGGTATTAGTTGCATACACAGTATGGAGTTACACAAAAGGTGCAGGTAGAGAAATTATTAATGCACTAAGAGATAGTGCTATAGATGAACATTGTGATAGACTAGTAACACTAAGTCCTCTTACAGAAATGGCTGAACGTTTTCATATTCGCAATGGTGCAAAGTTTTTAGCAAAGTACGATAAGTGTCAAAACTTTGAGTATGAGCTTTGAGATATTTTATAGGTCAGACAGAATACAAATGGACACATAAAGGACAACGTGTTGAAAAACTTTGGGTCCGTAGAGAAGTTGGTGAAGAACTATATAAGGAAGTTGAAATACGTAATTGGCATTGGGCTTTAATACATAGCCAATCACAAATAGACCATTTTTGTAGATGTGACATTTACGTAGATACAGACAATTCTAAATATGCTACACTGTTTCCAATCAAGTTCCCTCACATTAAACCAGTACCAAAGACAAGCCAGATTTAAACCAAGTGATTGTTACACAAATAAATATCTTGCGTTGGAAACAACGACTAGGCATTTAGAAAACACAAAGAGGCTAACAATGGCAACGGATTTAGAAAACATACAGAGGCTATTAGATCGATTCAAAAGGCCTGTCCCACCCGGACCCGACTATCAAAATCGTTTAGCTGAAGAATTTGAGCTCATTCTCAATCAGCGATTCACTGATTACTTCCTACAAATCTGCGACATCATAGACTTAACTACTGACCTTACACACATGACACGTGGGTCAGCAGGTTCTAGCCTAGTATGCTACTTGTTGGGTATTACAGATGTAGACCCTATCAAGTGGAACATACCTGTGGCACGGTTCATGAACCCTATGAGGGACGACCTGCCAGATGTAGATATAGACTTTGAACATCATCGACAGACGGAAGTCATGGAAAGGATATTCCGCAAATGGCCAGGCAAAACTGCACGACTCAGTAACTACGTCACTTATAAAGAAAAGTCAGCTAGACGCGAAGCGGCTAAACGCTTAGGTGCCACAGGTAATCTTCCACGTAACTTTACATATGAAAGTGTTGGCGTTGATTCTAAAGAAGCAAAACGCATAGAAAGAAAGTTACTAGGAAAGAAAAGAGCAATATCAAAACACTGTGGAGGCATCGTAATGTTCACTAGGCAATTACCTAAATCACTTATATCACAAGATAACCAAATACTATTAGACAAATATGAAGTAGAAGACTTAGAACACTTAAAAGTTGACATACTAGCAAACCGCGGATTGTCGCAACTATTAGAGATCGATCCGCATACAGAATTGGCGTCTTATCCGCGCACAGACGCCCGTACAAGCGCCTTATTAGCAAGAGGGGATGTACTGGGTGTAACCCAAGGAGAAAGCCCTGCTATGCGTAGATTGTTTAGAGCAATACAACCTACAAGCATGGAGGACTGTGTATTTGCTACAGCTATGATACGCCCTGTAGCAATGAGTGGTAGACAAAAAGCCGCTATGTTTCAAGACTGGTCAAAAGAAACTGTACAAGATAGCATTGTATTTGAAGATGATGCTATAGATATTATAAGTAGTATCATCGGTGTAGATATGTATGAAGCCGATATGTATAGGAGGGCATTTGCAAAAAAGAATGATGAAAAGATTTTGGAATTTGTTGAAAGGCTCGGCAATAATCCGCGTAAGCAAGAAGCTATGGCGGCGCTTCAAGAACTATCAGGTTTCGGCCTTTGTAGAGCTCATGCAGTCAACCTCGGAAGACTCATCTGGGCACTCGCATACCAAAAGGCGCACAACCCGGAAGCGTTCTGGAGAGCAAACCTAAAACACTGTCAAGGCTCATACAAAGGTTGGGTGTATCAGTGTGAAGCACATCGTCGTGGTCTTGAAACTAAACCAGGATGGTGGCAACATGGATTTCCTAAAGGTATGGGTGTACGCCAGCAATGGTTAGACAGAGTAGAATTTGCAGGAGTAATAGCAAATGGTAGAGTGTTTCGTGGACGTAACGGACGCTGGGTTACTTTTATTACTCTTGGAATAGGGTACGGTGAATACATAGATATAACTGTACAAAAACCTTTTGGTTACAGAGACGGCGACATTGTAGTAGGCAGTGGTCGTGTTAAACACCAAAACAATTCAGACTATATAGAATCAACTGATGCAGAACTGCATACATTTACATCATGGAGAGAAAGATGTACTCGTTAAGACCTTTGAATAAAACAGAAATTATTAGTGTAGTAGGAGAACAAACTATTACAAATCTCGGATCAGAACTTGAAAGAAGAATAGGTCCTTGTAGAAGAGACCTAGCTAAAGGACGCCCGTTCCAGATTGCTAAAGAAGCATGGGAATATGCTCTTGCTGATGCTACTGAATGGAATGGTGGTGAATGGGTAGGACACGGAAACAACCCAGAAGATGTACGCATGGGAAATAAAAAGTTTGATGTTAAAGGACTTGGCGGCAAGTGGACAGCTACTAGCGGAGAAGCAAGTGTAAAACAAACCCTTAGTGCAAGTGCAAGAATAGATGAAAGTTTTTTAGAACACGATAGTCTCAACCTATGGCAGGGTGTAGTAGAACCTTGGATGGAAAAGGTATTTGTAAACGATGAATACTACGTTACAGTGTTTTGGAGAAACAAACAAAGTTTAGATATACGTCTTGTAATGTTTGCTGTTGATCACGATCATAAACCTACGTATGATAAACAAAGTTGTGTGTTTAATAAATCTAGCACAATGATGGAACTTACAAATATTGTAGACCCGGAACAAGCAAGAATGTATGTTCTAAGAAGTAAACATCGTATGGAAATGCGTATCAAAGGTTCGTTTTTTAATGAGTCAGATTACTATGTAGATGTATATAATTTTAGTTAATTACTGTATATAAAGGATTATACATGAACACAGTATGGGTATTTGGCGACAGCTATGCAGTAGATCACGGACAGGAATGGCAGTGGTTCAAACAGTATGCAAAACTAAAAGGCAAGGAATATAAAACCTTAGCCGATTACGGAGTTGCCAATAGTTGGATATCTATGCAAGTTTTTGAACACTATCACAACAAAGTGTTTCAACCTGGCGACAGTATTATTGTTGTAACTACACATTGTATACGTCATTGGTTCTTGTGGGATCATCCTAATGTATCTAACTATCAAAATATGACACATCTTGATCCTAATCACTTTGGGATAAACAAAGAACAAATACATGCAATTGAGCTCTACTACAAACATATCCAAAGCGGATATCAAGATAGTTTTTTATATGATGCAAATACTGCTTGGTTAAATCATTATGCAGAACTATTCCAACAACAAGGAATTGAAATGATAATCATACAAGGTTTCCCAAATGCTACAGACATACAACCGAAAGGTGCAAGAAATATAAAAGGATCTTTATTTGATAGTGTGTGTAGTTTAGAATTCAAAAGCCAAAAACATATGGACGAATGGTATGAAAGAGATGTTCCTGATCAAAGAGTAAATCATATGTGTAAAGACAATCATCAAGTATTTGCTCTTGCACTTGCTGATCAACAAGATATAGAATTAAATTCATTACCATGGCGGCAAAATTTATTAAGTGTTAGTACAGAGGCGTTGCTTAAAGATCAACTGTCACCAAAACTACTAAGATAAATAAACAAAAGGAGACATTTGATGAGTTCAGGAAGATTAGGAGCATACGATCTTACTGCTAATACACCTCAAAGTTTAGCACAAGGAAATACAGATCGTTTTACTGCTTGCAGTGTTAGTCTATGTAATCGTAACAACAGCAGTGTAAGAGTTTCTATAGCTATTACTACTACAGTAAACAATATAAGCCTACTAGACTATATTGATAAAGACCTAACACTAGAACGTAATGGTGTTCTTGAACGTACAGGTATTGCTATTAAAAGCGGTCAGTATCTTACAGTAGAAGCAGACACAGATAATGTAAGTGCAGTAGCTTGGGGCATTGCATCAGGTGATCCTATATCAGTTACTAGTATTCCACCAAACGGACCAATGGTTGAAGCAGTATCAGGTGGACTAATATTACCAGATGGTGTAAGTGTTCTTGCAAATCAATATAACACATCAGATCCTGCACTGTCATTTGACGGATCAGCACAAGCTGTAATTGAAAAAGCCTTTGACAGTTATCTAACAGGTGACTGGAGTTGGGAAGCAATTATTAGACCAAATGCATCAATCTTTACACCGCAAGAATCACAAAGTTTGTTTATGAGTGTAGGTGCCCTAACTGGTGCAGTAACGTCAAGACAACTAGCATGGATGACCAAGTTTCAGCAAAACAGCGGCGGCACAAACATTATTCAAAACGGATATGGTGACAACACTGACGGAACAGGTAACTGGAGTTACGCAAGCCAGAACGTTTCAATAACACCAGGCAATTGGTTGTACATCAAACACTACTTTGATGGTACTAACTGGCCTATAAGAGTATGGGATTATACTGCTGGAGCTTGGGTAACTAATCAAAACAGCCCAGGAATCACAGCAGGTGATTACGAAGGTATCACACTAGGACGTCCACCATTTGGACAAGTACAGCTACCAGGTAGTAGTGCATTCCAGGGTTGGGCAGGTGAAGTAGCAATGTTTAGATTCAAAAGCACAAGTGATCAAATTGATCCAGCTGTGTCAGGTGTACCTAACAACTATGACTCAGATGACGTTACACCTGAAGACATTATCATGTATTGCAAACAGGCGTAAGCCATGCAACTAGAGTTTGGATGTGGAGAACGACCAACACGTCCAGGCTACAAAACTTGTGACATAAGAAACTTACCCGGAATAGATTATGTTTGTCCTGCATGGGAAATAGATCATCACGTTTCTGCAAACACAGTAAGCCACATATGGAGTAGACACTTTCTTGAACATCTTACGTTTGCACAAGGTGAACTATGGTTACGTGCATGCCTACACATACTAAAGCCCGGAGGTGAACAACAAATTTGTTTGCCCAATATGGAATTCCATATACGTCAATGGCAACAACAAGACAACCTTGCACATGCAAGAGCAGGCTTTTGGGGTTGGCAAAGAGAAGGCGAGTCAGAACTATGGGACGTACACAAAAGCGGATACAATGCCAGTCAATTGATTGACCTTGTACACGAAATTGGTTATAAAAATGCACATAGTCTACGCAAAGCAGGCGACAAGCATCTTGAAATAATCTGCTATAAATAGTAGTATGGCAAATGAAACCTTTACCCTAACCCTAGACGACCAAGGAAATAGTGTCAATGTAACAGTTGTTGACACTAGCCAAGACCCACCGGAAGGCAATCAAATATTTAGTGACGTGGGTACCCATACATGGACAGTACCTTCTGGCATAACAGAAATAAGTGCAGTAGCCATCGGAGGTGGTGGAGGTGGATTCGGACACTGGGATGTTGATGCTAACTATCTTCAGTCAGCACGTTCAGGTAATGGTGGCGATCTAAGTTATGTAAACAGCCTTAGTGTAACTCCTGGAGAAGAACTTACAGTTGTTGTAGGAGCAGAAGGCCAAGGCCATAGCTATACAGCGGGAAGATTTAGTGGACCAGGCAACCAAGCTACTCCAGGCGGAAGCAGTTATATTCAAAGAGGCACAACTTTTTTATTGTGTGCTAGAGGCGGTTCAGCTGGAAGCAGTGTGTCAGAATCCAACGTAGGTGATGTAACCTATCTAGGAGGATCAGGTGCTAACAAAGGCGGCAGTCAAAATGGCGGACCAGGTGGCGGAGGTGCGGCAGGGTATGCACAAAACGGAGGCAACGGAAGGCCAGGTGGATTTAGTATATACAATGAACCAGGAACAACAAATGTAATCACAGGCGGTTCGGCTACAGGTGGTAATGGTGCATTTGGACAAAGCTCAAATGGTTCAGGGGGCGGAGGTGTAGGCATAGAGGGCCAAGGCAACAACCCACCCAAGCAAAGTGGACGAGGAGGCTCAGGTGGTTCTAATGCAAGTGGCGCACACGGAGGCGCATATGGTGGCGGCGGTGGAGGTGGTAAAACCTCTGGCGGTGGCACAGGTGACGGTGGACAGGGTGCAGTAAACATCTATTGGGGAGGAGCAGACTTTCCAGTACCTGGTCTAGGAGGCGGCACTGTAACAGTAGATTCAAAAGGAAGTCTAGCAATCAAAAGCTAAGGAACAACGATGGCAACAGAAACTTTTACACTTACACTAGACGACACAGGTAACAGCATTGCTGTTAGTATATTCGATACCAGTCAATCACCTACCTATCTACTGTCAAGCAATATTTCAAGCGTAAGCGAAGGTAGTACTGTTACTGTTACACTAACTTCAACAAATGTACCCAATGGAACAGATGTAGCATATACATGTACAGGAATCGACAGTGCTGATCTTTCATCAGGCAGTCTTACAGGAGTGTTTACTGTTAACGGAGGCACAGCAAGTCAAGCGTTTACTCTAGCTTCCGATCTTGTTACAGAAGGCACAGAAACAATGACTGTTGCACTAGACAACGGAGGTGCTACACTAGACATTACTGTACTAGATACTAGCACTACAACAGCAGGTCAAGAACTGTTTACAACAACTGGAGTTAACACATGGACAGTACCCGCAGGCATTACCAGTGTGAGTGTTGTTTGTGTAGGTGGTGGTGGAGGCGGTCAGTGTGGCCGTGGAACATCAGGTGGATCAGAAGTAGGCGGATCAGGTGGTGCTGGTGGTGGACTAGGCTATAGGAACAACATTTCAGTTACACCAGGATCAACAATTACCGTGTATGTAGGTGCTGGTGGCGCAGGTGGTACTACTCAGACACAGCAGAGTGGTAGAAGCAATGGTGGCAGTGGAGAGGCAAGTTATTTTTCAAGCACGGCTGTGGTGGCAGGCTACGGTGGTGAAGGCGGCAAAAACGGCAACGCACAAGGTGGCAACTACTCAGGTGACGGTGGCGGTAGAGGCGGCACAGGCTACAACTCAAGCTCAGGATGGGACGGTTGTGGAGGCGGAGGTGCTGGTGGATACTCAGGTAATGGCGGCAATGGTGGACCCAACATAGGTGCCACAGGCCAAGGTGGCGGTGGTGGAGGTGGAAGTTCAGACCGCTACACATACACAGGAGCGTTTAGCCAAAGTGGTGGATACGGCGGAAGTGTTGGATCAATGGGTGAAGGAACCAGTGGCTCAGGCGGTCAATGGATCAACAACAATCCTGGTAGCGGTACAGCTGGTAGTGTAAAGAGCGGTGCAAGCTACGGAGGTGCAGGCGGACCAGGACGTATGATCGCATACTACAGTGCTACAGGAACAGCGGCCGCAGGTACTCGAGGTTATGTAAGAGTTGTTTGGCCAGGCACCACACGGCAGTTTCCCAATACCAATGTAGACACAAATTTATAAATACACTATGAGCTATACTATACGAACAGAACGTGCAGACGAATACACAGTATACAACTATGTGAGTGGAGATGCAAGCCCTAGACAACTGTATGAATGGTTTCTAAGTCAACGTCCACGCTATGCCTCTGTGCCTACAGCATATGTACAGACCAGTGACTCACCTAGAACCATACGCATATGGCTTACCTAACGTAGTCTACATTTCCTGAAACTACTATCCTAACATCGTCAGTTGAATAAAAAGGTGTGACACTGTGTGTCATTTCACAGGGGAATACTATCATAGTACGTTCCCATGATCGATCCACAGCTAGTTCATAGGGTGTTATCCTTCCCAAACTGTCTGTGTAGTGGAATGCAAATGAGTGTAGCGCACCACTGGGTTTGCCGTTTGTTTCTCTCCACGCTTGTTCTTCTGCTTGTGTAAAAGGTACACGTATCCACAGTGCAAATGAAAATACGCCTCTGTGAGTGTGTGGAATCATATATTCTCCACGACTTTGAAAGTTTACCCAAGTGTCTGCAAGAGTAAGCTGACGATCTTCTACTGAGATGTGATTTGATTCACAGTAGGTGTCTACACAGGGCATAAGCAGTTGTACAACTTCGTTGCGAGCTGACGGTGTTACTATGCGATATTCTCTACTAACAACTCCCACATGTGAATGATCTATAGTGGGACTGGTAGCATAGTCTACAGTGTCAATCTCACGAGTGAGATTTTCTATGCTACTCTCTGGTACACTAGTCTGTACAAAGCCGTTGTTGGGAAACACTATGTTCTTCATACAGTATATACCGAGGAAGCACAAGCCCCAAGCCACGAAGTGGTCCTGCGCCCAAAAAGCCGCGAAGCGGTAAGCACACAAGCGCGAAGCGTTTTCGCAGAAAATAGCGGTAGTGAGATTTCTGAAGTACAACTGTACTAGAACACCCATTAAATCCTGTTTGGAACTAACCTACATTTAAACACTATTCCGCCTTGACGCAATACACCGTAAATAGTGTTTTGTAAAAAGATGAGTCTTATTTGCAGTGATAGCTAGTACACAGTACAGCAAACTCCGTTACTGTACACACACTAGTAGAGGGGTTAGTCTAGAACTCTAACAGTGTACAACGGATCGTCACTAAGCAGTAGTATAGCATATGACCGATCTCTTTCTGATTCGAATTCTAGTACACTAGCACTTGACTGTGTAGTGTGTATGTTGCGTATGAATAGCTCTATACCTTTGGCATGTGTTATACACTCTTTGAACTCTTGAGCAGTGCCCGATTCGAACACTAGTTTGAGTTTGTATGTTGTGTCTAGTTGTAGCATGAGGAGTTTATTGTAGAGGAGGTGAATAAAACTCACACTGTGAACAGTTTGTATAGATTACAGTGACTACAAGTGCAAGTACAGCTAGTATGATGATTAGATTCTGTTGCATATGTATACTTACCCGAAATGGGTTCTTGACCCAAAAAAATTGGTCGCGCAAAAAATTATGGTGGAGTACTTATAGAACCTAGGTGGTGATTCTGCATCACCCCATTTTTTTTAGGCTTAAGGGCTGTAGCTAAGTGTTTGATTTTGCTGTAATATAACCCCCCGGTCTCGAAAAAAATTTTTTTTATTTTCTCCCCGATGGTCTTCGAAAAAAAAAAACGGAGCAAGTCTCCCTGCTCCGTTCCAACACTAACTGTGTCTACTCGAGTTCTGTTAGTCTGCTCTGCTTCCCATGTAGGCCTTGAAGCCATACTTGCGTAGCACTTCAGCATAGGCCTGCGCTCCTACTTCTTTGCAGTCCATGCTCTGTCCGTTGTGCTTTGCAGGATCCCACAGTGTCATAGTCTTTGCACGGTAGCTCTTACGGAAGCCTACACTCTCAAGTGCCTTAGCTTCTTTAGAGTTAGTACGTTCTACTGCTACGTCTACCCAAGCAAAGCCACAGTACATTGGCTCACCGTATTCGTTGCCACCTGTCTTAGCAGTCCAGTCTGTTAAGAATGTACCAACAGCGTTCTTAGCTGACTGTGTTGCTTCTGTGTGTATTTGTGTAATGTTTTGCATTATGCCCTCCAGCGTTTGCGTTTGTTTATACTACTACTATATGATCAGTTGCTGTGTAAGTCAACCTAAAATGGTTGACCACACTCTATCTTTTCTGCGGCTTTAAAGCCCACTGCCGCACACTTGTAGAGTGCACCATCCGCTTCAAAGTAATCACCCATTGCACTTGATCTGTGTCCGTACTTCTCTACAGGAACTACAACCTCTACGTGTGGGTTCTTGTCTTGTACTCCTTCGGGGTGGCTCCAGCTGTCCATAATGTTCTGTGTCCAACGGTATGCATACTCGCAGGCTTCAGTGTGTACTGCGTGTGGCGCATCAACTGTTGCGATGTGTACCGGTTTGTCTTCGAATGCTGTGTGGAAAACTTTAACTTTCATAGTGCCCTCTTTCTGTTTATACTCTTACTATAAGGTCAAAGGTCTTGTAGGTCAACCCCTAATTTACCAAAAGTTTACGTAAGATGAACCCGGGGAGAGCGTAGTGAGGGCGAGTGCTCAATCCCCGGGTTCTATACCGTAGAGCGTGAGGGCTAGTAGCTCTTCGGTATGTACAGTGATCAGGTTGAGGGCTACCTTCTCATCACTGTATTCTCTGCCATCGCTTCCCAGTTGCTGGGAAATGCTTTGGCTAAGTCAGCTACCTTGAGCACTGTACGTAAGCTCAGTTCTCTCAGTCGCTTCTTATTAATATCGATGAAGTCTATAATGTCCTCATGTACTTCATCTGAGAATGCATATTCACTAAGCATACCGTCACCCACGATCTGCTTGATACGTAGCATCTTCTCTCGCTCTGTGTCGATAGTAAGATCTACATAGTGACAACGTGATTCAAGTGCTTCTAAATGGTCTCTCATCTTCTTAGATTTAACGTTGTCGAACTTGATGTTGGTAATAAAGATCGCTGAACCTTTGAACTCGAAGCTGTCCGGCACGCCTTCATTACGCAACTTGAATGAATCTGTGTTCCAATGTATACGTCTAGTCTTCTTTGAATCCAGTGCGGCTTTTAGGATGTTAAGGCTAAGCTCGTCCTGTAGTACTGAGTCACAGTCGTCAAACACAATTACATTGTCTTTGTCTGCGTACTTGAACAGTTTACAGTAGAGGCCGATAGCACTCATCGCACCCTTGACCACTTCATACTTTTTAAAGCTACTGTCGCCTGCAATGTCTGCGAGTAGTTCGTGCTTGCCCAGCACTTTCTCTACGCCGAAACTTTTACCAACACCTGGAGGTCCTGATACGATCATTGCACGTACATCGCCTTTCTTACATGCTCGTGTCATGTCTTCTAGCATAGCGAAACGTTCACGCAAACGATCAACAGTCTCTTCATCTGTTTCTTCTCGCTGTGTGATCTTTGAGTTGCCTGCGCTTTCGTAACAGCTTGCATCTGTTACTCTGATCTTGATGTTACGATCTGGAAAGCCTGCAATAGCCTTACCATCGACAGTTACGTAACCGCCTGCCGCTCCGATCTTGAAGTCTTCTACTAGTGGAAATACCATACCGGCTAGATCAACGTCTTTGCCTCTAATTTTGTAAGTACCCTCTTTGATTCTAATGTTTGTCATATTGCCCTCGCGTTTTGTTTATATAGTATACTGTAGCATCTTAGTTAACTAATGTCAACATCGAACCTATCCAAATTAGGCATACGCCCGCAAATGCTATTGCCATTTGAATAAGACCTGTGTAAAGACCTACTCCTACTACTGTGATTGCCCCAATTGCTTTTAACATACTCGCCTCTCTGTGTGTTATTATGTTTTTACTATAACACCAAACGGTGCAATGGTCAACCCCTTTTGGTTACTTATTTGTTGGTGCCCGCACCCAGACTCGAACTGGGACGCACATAGCGAGGGATTTTAAGTCCCTTGTGTCTACCTATTCCACCATACGGGCTTTGGCCTCTGCGGAAGGATTCGAACCCTCGACCTACGGATTAGAAGTCCGTTGCTCTATCCAGCTGAGCTACGCAGAGATCTCTAAAACTGTTCCTATCTGATTGTAATAAAAGAATGGTTGGGACCCCACCTACTTCCCATACCTGGGGGAGCCTACGCTCCCCGCCCGAGGTGTGTCTTATGCTTCGACTGTCTCCTCTTGCATCTTAGCTTCTAACTCTGATTTGATTGCAGGAGCATTTCTTACGGCGTATTCATAAATGGCCGCTTGTTGCTCTTCTGATTGAAACTTGGGGTGTGCCATTAAGATCTGGCATACTTCTGACTTGGTGAACTCACCACCCATCTCAATCAACTCCACATTCTCGTGGCCGTTCTTGAAAAGGATTTTCAGTCTGCTCACGAAGTCGTTTGCAAATCTGATTTTTGTGATACCATTTAGAGTGCTTGTACCTGCTACACTGTATGTCTTAGTTGTTGTCATGTTCGCCCTCCAGCGTGTTTGTTTAACTTATATACTAACTATAAGGTCTAACGATCCTAAAGTCAACCTCTTTTTTAATTATTTTTTAGAGCAATCAATGCACCTGTTAGGAACATAGTCAAGCCCATGCCAGCATAAAACAGCATGTCACCAATAGAGTTGCCTGGACCACACTTGCCGTCACAGTCTCCACCAGCACCTGCCATAAAGATAATGCCTGCCATAATTAAGAAGTAACCTATATATGTTGTTATCGTTTTCATTCTGCCCTCGTTTGTTAATTTATAATACTACTATAAGATCAAAAGGGGCTGTTGTCAACCCCTTTTTTCCTCTTATTTTATGCGACTGATTCGGGCTCCCAACCCATTTCCTTGAGCTGGTCTGGTGTGATCTTTGTGGACACTAGGTCAAATATAGGAAAGCCTGATGCATCCTTTTCTTCGTATGCATTGACCAACCACTGATCGCCTCCCCATAGGTAGTAGTATTCTACACCCATATCGAAGTTGCTGACCCAGTCCGGGATGTTGTCGAACGTGCAAGGAGCAACTCGTGCCCACTCTTCGCCACGGTCTCGGTGGTATGCTGTAGTCCAGTCTTCGTACATTGCATCCATCTCTGGTTCGTCATAGTTACGATCGAACGGATGCTTCTCTCCGATCTCTGGTCGTAGGCTTGAGATATCACCTAGGTCGATCAGCTGTTTGATCTTAGCTGGATCAGTGTAGTACCTACGGAGCATCTCTCCGTTGTGTGCTGGATAACCATCCCAATGGCAGTAGATTGCTCTGATCTTGCCTTCGGGAGTCTTCATTGCGATTGTGCTTCTTGTAGCCATGTTGCCCTCTCTTTGTTAATTTATGCTCTTACTGTAGCATAGGATTGACTGTGTGTCAACCCCTTAGTTCATGTCAGCTTGCCAATATGTGCCGTCAAACGTAGCAGTCAACGCACCTAATGGAAAGTCTGTGTGCTCAAAAATAATGTAAGGAGCGCCTGTAAATTCACAAATCTTTTGCGTGTGGATGTTTACTTCGCTCAACGGAATCAAACGCTCGTCTGTGTTACGGTATGCGCTGTTAAAAACTCTAATCATCTCTAAGCCCTCTTTGCTTTGTTTATACAATTAATATAGTGCATTTAGTTGCTGTTGTCAACCCCTAAATGCACTTTTTTTTATTTTTTTTTAATTTTCGTCTACTAATTCCCAAACTTGTATACGTGCATTGTCAAACAGTCTAAAAAACTGTAAGTCTGTATCCAAATAGTCGTTGTTAATTTCTCGCAAGCGTTTTTCTAAATCCTGTTGTGTAGCAAACACGCCAAAATTTTCCCAAGCAGTTT